TCACCTCCTACCGGCCAGCGCCGCAATCACCTGCTTATGGTTTTCGCGCATTTCCTCGCGCAGATCTCTGACGTTGCCGTCGAGCCGCTGGATATGCCCATCCAGATCATCCCGCCGGACGTAGTTGTCTTTGACGTTATCAATCCGCTTGTGCAGATCGCGATCGCCATTTGAGACCCGCCCTGCCAGATTGCGGAACGACGCAATCAAAGCCGTCGCAAAGGTCACGCCCAGACTGATCGCCAGACCAATCACCCATTTCAGATCGGATTCCATCGGATACTCCTTAGTCCACGCAGCCAAAGCGCGCGCATTTCTTCGCTGTTTCTGCGATCCACTCTGCAAGCGGCCGCGCGTTTTTCACCAGATAGGTGGCTGTGGCTTCACTCACGACTGGGGGCTTGCGCTGGATGTCGGCAAAACTAGCACTCTGCCCCGCGCAGGCAGGTAATAAGAGCATTGTCAGTAGCGCTGCGTGTTTCATATTCAATGGTCCTTGCATCTTGGATCTGCTCAAGCCGATCGACGGTTTGTCCGGCTTGATAATCGCGCACCGCGTCCCACCGCAGCCAGAGCCCGAAGGCCAGAACTGCGACGGCGGCCGCGCCGTAGAGGTAACGTTTTGGAAGGCTGCGGATCACTTGAACAGCCCCGCCAGCGCCTTGCGCGAGGTGCTCCAAAGGTACCAGGCCAATGCGCCCCCTGCGATCAGCAGAGAGGCCACCAGATCCACAACTGCGGGATCATGAGCCATGGCTTTGGCAAGGTCTGGCGGGATCACCCCGCCTTGCTGCACCATCCCCGCCAGGAACAGGAGCAGATAGCGCACAAAAGGGGTCAGTTCGGCTGCGGTTTTCATAGGAATAGTCCTTTCAGGAATGTTGTGAGGTGGGACCAGAGGCCTTTGGGTGGGCCGTCCAGGTCGTTTGGGGCGCGGGTGCTGTCGATATGGACGAAGGGGGCCTCTGCGCCCCAGTCGCCCGCTGTGAGGGCTTGCTCAAATGTCCGGGCGTAGCCGGCGATCAAAGCGCCAACACTTGTGCGCGATCCTTTGTCGAACTTGGCTTTGTCGCCGTTTACAATGTCCCGCGCGCGGGTGTGATCAAAACCGTCGGGCCGGTCATAGTCCGAGAGCTTGCGTGTCGTGAACAGGCCCTGCCGCATGCCCTCAACAGCAATCCGGGCGCTGATGGCAGGGATCAGCGCTTTGGACGGATCCGCCACCAGATCAACGCCCAGAACCGATGACAGCTTGGCGTAATTCTCAACATGGGTGATCTGGATCTGGCCGCGCCCGAACAGGCCGCCCCGCCAATAGGGCGTGCTCACCCAGCGCAACCGCCCTTTGGCAAAAGCTGCATTGAGCCGCGCAATCACCGCGGCGTCCGAGGGATCCTGATCCTTGTGACTGCGATAGACGGTCTCTTTCACAGGATACATGCCGCCACCGGTTTCTCGAAAGACTTGGGCGAGCACATTGGCCATATGGGGCAGCGGCAGGCCCTGCCCTGCATCGAGCAAGGCTTCGATCCCAACCACCTGGTGCAGGGACAGTGCCCCGCCAAACAGCCCGCTGTTGCTGTTGCGCAGGCTGCCAAAGAACAGTTCTTTCTTCATGTGATTTCCTCAAAAAAAAGACCCGCACAAAGGCAGGTCGTTAAACGGTCAGGGATTGGGTAAAGCTGTGAACCGCCTAAGGCGGGGCAAAGCCCTGGAGGGTTGTTTCAAAACCGGCGAGGATGCCATCGATCGCCGCGCGAGTGTCCGCAGCGGCAATGGCCACATTTGCCCCCACCCGTGCAGCCTCGATCAGCGGGCCGATCTCGCGCCAGAGATCTGACTGGAACAGGATGATTTGCGCCAGCTCCTGCGCGGAATAGCCCGTGGCCACCGCCTCGGCCTTCATGAAGGGAAAGGCATCAAGATTGGCAGGTTCAGGATCCGCCGCAAGATAGGCTTTCGCCTCGCTCTCTTTTTCCAGATAGATCATCTCCTGCCCGGGCAGCGCCGTGATGAACTCTTCCCGTTTGGCCCCGATCGCAGCATTCACAAGGCGGGTCGCAGCCGCCTTTGCCTGGTCCAGCTCTCTTTTCTTACTGGCGGCCGTTCTGTTTAAAACCAAGGTCATGGCAGGATCACCCTCAATTCAGAGTCAATAAATGGAAACGGCTGGGCCGCCTCGATGACGTAGACGCCGGCATCGGGCAGATCCACCACCAGAGCGACCTCCCCCTCTTCGACCGCGTGGTCCAACAGAACCTCCCCCCCGGTTTGATCTGAGATCGTGATCACCGTGCCGGCAGGATAAGACGGGAAGGTCAGCACCGTGCCGAGGAGCGCGGGCTTGGGCGTAACAGGCCGCGGCACCAAAACACCCTCAAAAAGATAAGAGGTCGCCAGCGCTGGCACAGACAAAGGAACCCCAGCCAGAACTTCCCCTTCAGTGGGTGTCCCAGCCCCAATAACCTGCAAATACCCCTCTGTGGCGATACGGTTGACCGCGGTGCTGTCCACCGCCCCCGTGCTCGAGAGTTTGACAAAATACCCCATCCCTATCTCCTCACAGAATAGGCCGAGATGCCAATTCTTCTAAAGTTGTTCTGGAAGCTGTAAGCCCCGCTTGGGCTGTTGATGTCCGGATGGGCCGTCAGGCGGAACTCCACATAATCCGCCTTAAAGGAGAAGGACTCGATGTAGTAATAATCGGCCCAGGTGTCATTCAACGCGGGCGCAGAGGTGTGAACATCCACCCAAGCCCCCGTCGCGCCACCCACCGTCAAACGATATTGAACCCTGCCTCGAACCGGGATCTTAGTTCCATTGCTGTTGTTGGAACCGTAGCAGCGCATCTGCCAATAGGCGGCGATGTCAAACACCCTGTTGGGCTGGACAGACTTATCCCCCTCCTGCCCCTCAAAGGTGACATCCACCACGGTGGCATCATAGTTATACTGCCCCGCGCCCCCCACATAATCTTCGCTTCCATCGGAGACAGCATCCACTGTCAAAGAGCTTCTGACGATCAGATCATTAAACTCGGCATCCCCGTTTTTCTTAATCCGCCAACCCGCAGATCCTGTGGCAAAATCATCCGACTGCAGTGGACCCGAGAAGACCCCCATACCGCTTGTGATTGCGCCCGTTGCGATATGGCCCGCCACAATGGCATCCGCCGTGATATGCTGGGCCGCCACAGAACCTGTCGCCAGCTCGGACGCCGTCACCGCCCCCGCCTTTATCTCCGCCGCCGTGATCGTATTGGCCGCAATATCATCCGCAACAATGGACCCTGCCGCGATCTTGCCCGCCGTAATCGCCCCCGCCGTAATATGCTGGGCAAAAACCGCGTTTACGGCCAGTTCGGAAGCGGTAACCGCGCCCGCCTTTATCTCCGCCGCTGTAATCGTGTTGGCCGCAATATCATCCGCAACAATGGACCCCGAAGCGATTTTACCCGCCGTAATCGCTTCGGCTTGGATTTTTGCAGCCGTGATCGCATTGGAAGCGATCTTATCCGCAACAACAGCGCCCGCCGCCAGCTTGGCCGTTGTGACTGCCGAGGACGCAATGGCATCAGCCTGAATCGCGCCTGTCAGTATTTCGGAGCCGGTGATGAAGGTTGCACCACTTACGGCATAAGGCGTCGGCTCTGTCGCTGCAGCATGGGTTTTGGCAATCATCGGCTTGTGCATAAAGAGATAACTCGTCGTGCCCGATGTTGTGCCTGACTTGTAAACGATGATCGACACCATAGCCGTGTTCGCAGGCGCTTGCCCCTTAACCCAAAGCCGCGCCCAGCCGTCAGGGTTATCAGAGCCGCCAGAGTTGACCACATTGCCGGATTGCACAAAACCAAGCCACCCGCCGCTCGCGTTGCGGAACGTAACCGCAATAGTGGCATCACACCGCAGAGCATAAAGATACATGCTCGCCTCATACCACTCCCCCGCAACAGCAGGAAACCCATCCGAAATGCCCCCATTAAGCGCATGAAAGTAAATGGACTGCGTGCCCGCCGACACACCATTTTGAAACGCATGGGCCGTTTTATAGCTTGTTCCCGCGTAGTTCGAACCGGCAGAACGGATACTTAACGAGTGCTCGCCTTTGATATCCGAAGACCCGAGCACAAAACTGGAAACACCGGCAATCCAATTGGAATTTTCCAAAAGATTGCCCCCGCCGCCGATAGCGAGTTTCGTTGTCGCAACCGAACCCGCCGCAATCTTATCTGCAACCACCGCGCCCGCAGCCAGCTTTGCGGTTTCAATTGCGCCCGCCTGGACCTTAACTGCCGTGACTGCGTTGGAAGCGATCTTATCCGCAATGACTGCGCCCGCTGCCAACTTGGCTGTGTCAACCGCACCCGACGCAATTTTTTCAGCGATGATAGACCCGTCTACGATCAATTCGCCCCGCGACTTGCGCCGCACTTGAATGTCACCAATGAAACAGTCTGTCGTCCCGTCGTTCCCCTTAATCATGCGAATACGACCGTAACGATACCCTGATGGTATAACGACCTTATCAGCTAAACGGGTCAAAGTTGTGGCGGTTACAGAACCGATACCCGCAAACGTGAAGTCCACACCATTCGTCCCTGTGAAGTCTGGGTTCTTCGATAGTTGCAGATCAACGTAGACCCTACCCGTTCCAGAAATCACCCGTGCTCGATAGGAAAGCCATAATTCCTCACCCTCAATATCGAGCGTGAAGATGTTTTTAGATGTTATAACAGTGTAAGCGTCGAAGTATCCGGACAACCTTGCGATATTGGGAGAACCCCAGTTCCCGCCGCCTATCTGCCAAACCAAATTTGAATTGGCACCCCAAGCCGCGTGATCCGTGAAGTCAGGGTCAAGGTTGAGGTTTTCAAGATACCCGACTGTCAGCTTACTTGCTGTCACTGCACCCGCTGCGATCTTGTCGGCCACCACAGCGTCAGCAGCGATTTTATCCGCGACAACAGCGCCGGCCGCAAGTTTTGCAGTTTCGATTGCACCCGCTTGCACCTTGGCAGCTGTGACAGCATTGGCACCGATCTTGTCAGCAATGACTGCACCTGCCGCCAGCTTTGCTGTGTCAATCGCACCCGCCGCAACCTTTGCAGTGCTGATTGCCCCGTCTGTGATCTGGGTTCCTGTGATTGCGCCCGTGATCTTGGCCGCAGCCAGATCGGCGATCTGGGCATTGCTCATCTGCCCTGTGACCTTGGCGGCCGCAACAGAGGCAATCCGCGCCTCATTGACCGTTCCCGTCAGCTTGGAGGCATTCAGGCTTGCCAAACGTGCTTCAACCACAGTCCCGGACAGCTTTGCCGCATCCAGTCCGCCAATCTGAGCGTTGCTCATTTGCCCTGTGATCTTGGAGGCCGCCAGAGAAGCCACGCGGGCCTCTGGCAGTGTTCCCGTCAGCTTTGCAGCGTCCAGGCCCGCGATCTGTGCACTTGTCATTTGGCCCGTGACTTTTGCAGCTGCAATATCTGCTATCTGCGCATTGGTGAGCTGCCCGGCGATCTTGGCCGCAGACAGGTCTGCAATTTGTGCATCTGTAAGCTGCCCCGTGACCTTGCCGGCAGAGACCTCGGAAAGGCGCGCATCAACTACAGTCCCCGTTAGTTTTGCCGCATCGATCTCAGCCAGCTGGGCGTTTGTGAGCTGCCCCGTCACATCCACAGCCGCAACCTCCGCCGTCCACACCCCGGCGTGGAAGCGGTAGAGTTTGCCATCCACTGTATACACCACCAGCCGGCCCTCATAGTTTCCCACAGTTGGCAAGGCCGAGACAATCTCGGGCGGGCGGATACTGCTGGCAAAATCTTCAGACACCAGCCGGATGTCTTGGGTGGAGACCGCCACCCAAGCCGTCCAGGACACAGGCCGCGCGGTACCGGTGATATATTTCGCGCGGCATTCATAGGCCGTGGCGGCCACCAGTCCGGCTTCAACCAGCAACTCGCCTTCCTCAAAATCACGGCTCTGCGCGCGGCTCACAATGGATGTCTGTCCTGCAATGCGGATCTGGAACTTGATCCCGATGATATCTTCCACCGTGCCATTCCAGGTCATCACCAGTGCCGCGCGCCGCTGCTGCCCCGCACTATCCTGCACCGCAGCCGCCTGCGCCTGGAAGCCCACCACGCCCTGCGCGCTCGGGCGCACCGGAAGCAGAGGCACCGGCACAACCGGCACATAATCCGAGGCATGGTCCCAAGAGCCGTGATCCGCCGGATCCACCTCGGTGAGATCCACAATCACATCACAATTGGGCAGATCGATCAGACCATCGACGCGGAACTGTTTGGCATCATAGCCATTGCGCACACTGCTCCAGGTCACCACATCGCCGGGCTCAATCAGCCGGAACCGCGCCGGCAAAGAATGGGTGTGCCGGCGCGCGCGGCGCGCAGCCGCCAATTCCCCTGTGAGCAACCGCTGGGCCTGGGCTGGAAACGGTACAAAAGACAGCTGCACATCGGTCAGCAACCGACGGCCGCCATCCTCGAGTTCATAATTCGGGTTATAAAGCGGCGGGGTCGAGCGCATCACATAGCCCTCTTCGGGCGAAGGATAAGTCGCAACCACGCCGTTGACCGTATCCGACAGACCAAAGAATGGCGTGAAGCTTTGCGGCGCAAGGCTCAAAATATCCGCATCGGTAAAATGCGCGATCGGCGCATCCGGTGCCCCCACATAGATCTTAAAGATCCCGCCCACTTCGCTCATCCGTCCCGCACAAGCGGTCAGGATCGCTTCAAAAGCCGAACCGATCTCGGAGTTCACCGTGACTTCCCCGGCACAGCGGTAGATCGGCTCAGGCCCGTCTTCTCCTGCGATCGGTGTACGGCATTTCTCAATCTGGGCAATCCAATGGGCCGCCGGCAGGCGCGCTGTGCTCAGCCCCTGCAACCCATAAAACCACTGTGGGACAATCGTATCAAAGGCTTGATCCGCCGTATAAACCACATAGCCAGCCCCCGCATCCGTGGCCCCCGCACCGATGACAATTTCCAGCTGCGGATCAGTGAGGCTGGTCAGATCATAGTCCGTGATCTCCACAAAACCACCCGCACCGCCGCCTTTGATTTCCGGCTGGACCTCGCCGCCGCCCTCGCCGGCCGCAAAGATCCTCTCCTGACCCTCCGCGCCATTGCCATGGGGCGCAAAGCCCGAGGCAACACCGACGTGATCATCGGACGCCCGCGCAATCCCGCCCGCCGCCGTCCAGGTTGCGATCACCGTTGCCCCGTCTTTCAGGGTCACCGTGGTGGCAGCCCCATCGGCATTGGTCAGACCGCCGCCTCCACCGCCCACCAGCTTCAGGGACATGTTCGATTTATCCGCCCCCAGCGCAACGGTGGTGTTTTCGTCAGTGCCCCCCGCAGCGCCCGGATCGCGGTAATAAAACCCGCGCGCCAGATTATAGGCCTGTACCGCAGGCAAAGCATCGCCGTCCCCGCCCCAGCTCTGCGGAGCGTCCCAGCGCTGGGGACCTGATCCGCCCTGGCTGCTGTCCTTGCTGATGTCGTAAAGTTTCACCCCATTGAGGACGAACTTCGATGTGGGAAAGCCGGTGAAGATTTCTGCATTCACCCGGAAGGTTACCACCGCATAAGCAATGCCGCGCCCCACCCGTGTGGCCTCATAGATCCGGGGCGCACCCGAGTTCACCGTGCCCGTCAAAAATTCATCGGCAAAGAGCTGGGTGCCATCATGAAAGCGGATCCAGGCATGATCTTTCTCGCCCTCACGGTACTCCACAGCCGCCAGACCCCGCTCATCGCCGGTGTCTTCCAATGTGACCGCGCGCCCCTCGATAAACCAGCGGTTCAGACCCGCCACCGGCAGATCCGAGAGCGCAATCACCTGGGTGTAATAAGCATTGGGCGTGCCGCCCGCTTCACCCCATTCCGAATGCCAGACCAGCGAGCCCGCCGAGAGACCGGGCCCCAAGACAAAAGAGCGCGGCACACTGCCCCCGGTGCGCACCGAGCCCTGGATCGAAAAGGGTGTCGATCCGCTTTTCTTGGAGAAGGCCATGGCCAGAGCGGATACGCCGAGTTGCACCGCGGCCCGCAGTAAAAAATTGCCGATCGCAAAGGTGCCCAAAGCGCCAAGACTGACCGTCCAAGCGGAGATCGCCGAGATGGTCGCGGCAATAGCGGTAAAAACAGCCATGATCTTAATCCAGTCTTTTGAGAGATTTCTGCTCACAGAGCGCAAAACCGGCGCCCGCGAAGAACCGCGCCACACGCGGGTCGTTCAAATTGGACAGCCCGGCGGCCGCGCAGCCCTCTGCCCGCGCCCAAGCCTCATAAGCACTGAGCAGGCCCCGTGATCCGCGCCCCCGATGCTGCGGATCCACCCAGAACACCAGTTCCTGGGCAATGCGCATTGGCGCCAGCGGCGAGATCGAGGTCGCGGCCGCCAGAACACCGCGCAGCGCGCCGTCGACCTCAAGCACCAGGCACAGCTTGCGCGGATCCTCGATGTAATCCTGCACGCTGCGCGCCGCATGGGCCGCATCAAAAGCAAAGGGAATGCCGGAGGCTGCATGGAAAGCGCGGCAGAGACCCAGAACCGCAAAACGCTCATCGCCCCGCGCGGCGCGGATTACACCCTGCCCCATCAACTGTCCGCCGCATCGCGCACCGTGCCGCGCCGTCCCCAAAAGATCACCAGATCGCCGCAGCTGGTCACATCGCGGTAAAACTCATCGCCCGCAGCCCGCGCGATCTGGCTTTCATGGCTGCGCAGATCCGGATTGCCCCGCGTCAGCTCCTGCGCGCTCGACACACATTTGATCGCGATACTGCCCTCGCCGCCTTCAGCAGGCGTTTCCACCGGCGCGCCGTCAATAAAGCCCACAAAGCGCGAGGTCGCCGGCTCCACCATCTGCATGGTCTCGGGATCAAATTCCCCGCGGTAGATTTCCACCTTGGCCTGGCGGATGTCATAGACCCGCAGCAATTCGTTGATCCGATCGTCCAACTGGGAGAAGGTCACCTCGATCTCTTGCACTGTCAGGTTCGAGACCATCGGAATCGGATCCACCGCAATCAAAGAGCCCACCCCTTTGAAGTCATAAGAGACCACCAGACCCGTATCCGCATCGATCACTTGGGCCGAGACATCGCCCAGATCAGACCAGAACCCTTCGGTGATCGGTGCACCCGTGGCGCGCACCCGCCCCGTGATCCGCATAAAATCGCGCACCACAAGGGTTTGCGCCTCAAGCAAAGCCTGAGTGCTGACAGGAATACTCCGCATGGAAGTCCCTCCTAATGTTAGAGTTTTACAAGATTTGGATGGCCGTGAAGCTGAGCGACGAGGTGCGCCCCTCCGCCAGGGACGGCGCGCCCTGACCAGGCTCGAGGATCATCTCACAGGCGGCGCGATTAACGGTGACCGCAGCGCCAATTTCCGCGCCCGGGCGCAACGCAGGGCGCAGTTTGAACTTTTTAGAGGCCCCGGGCGTCACGATCTTGCCCGCCTCCACTATCATATGCAGCGCGCGGCTTGGGCGCGGCCCATACTCAAACCCGATGTAATCCCCCGGGCGCAGATCCAACCCGCCATCAGCTGCGGTCAGCTGGATGCTGAAGGCATCTTCAGAATAGAGATTTGAGATCGACAGAGCACCGCCATAGCCCCCCGGATGGGCGATCGGAAACGGCCGGCGCAGATCATGGGCCAAGAATGAACGTGCCGATCCGTTGAGCGAGATCAACGCCGCCTCGATCGCAGCTGCATCCGCAATGCGCGCCGGTGCCGTGGTATAGCTGGCCCGCCACAGGGCCGAGCCCAGATCTTTGGCTTGCGTCACCCCGCCCGCCGTGCGGCTCAATTCCTGACGGAACAACGGCCAGAAGGTGGTGGTCTTAATGGTGCAGAGATCAAACAGATCAGACCGCGGATCCGCCATTACAACTTCCTTCCCGATTGTGCCTTCAGGACCGCCTGTTGCACCTTGCCGTTAAACTGCGCCGCATCCGCCCGCATCCGTTGATCCAACTCTTGCACCGCCTGCACCGAAGCCCCCCGCGCATCAATATTGGGCGCATAGCTAAAGCGCATACCGCCCCCGCCCATGCTGCCGATCTTATTGTTGGGAATGACCTGCGCCCCCATCGGCAGGTTGACTAATTCGGGGCCCCGCTCCCCCACCCAAGACAGACCACCGCGCCAATTGTCTGTGCCAAGGGCGTTGTTCCCGATCAGACTGCCGGAGAACCAGTCATCCCCCCCTAAGATCTTGGAAATCCCACGCACGGCGAGGATTTTGACAATCTCCAGACCAAAGCCCACCAAGGCGTCCCGCCCGGTCTCGATCTGGCTGATCAGGTTGCCAAAGGCCCCATTGAGATCCTCCGCCATGGTACTGCCGGCTTTGCCCGCATCGTCCAGCGTGTCTTTGACGGATTTCACGCCAGCGGCGGCCGCACCCGCCAGCTTGGGCGTTTCCCCAAAGGCCTCATTGATCTGTTTGGCGCGCAGAATGTACTCCTCATCCGTAATCACGCCTTCCTGCTTGGCTTTGGTCAACAACTGCATCGCCGCTGCCAGCTGCTTGGCTTTGGAGGCCGCCGGATCAATGGTAGCAATCAACTTTTGCAAATCCGTGTTTAATTTGGAAACGCCAAGCGGATCATCCCCGCCACCGCCACTGCCACCGCCATTATCAGCCCCCGCCGGGCGCGTGCCGCGTGCGGGATATTGGCTCATTTCAAAACCCTGCATCACCTTTTGCAGCCGTTCAAGATCAGCTTGCCGATCCGCAATCATCTGACTGTACACCTCAGCAGCAAGCGCCGCATCATCCTCCGCCTGCGCAACCTCATCATCCGCAAAGAGGTTGCCGGGCATCGCCTCGCGCCGCATTTTGGCTTGCTGCACCGCGCGATCCGTCTCAGCGCGCGCAAGTTCATATTCAGCCTGAGCCGCCGTGATCGCCGCGCGCGCTTGTGAGATATGAGTTGCGATCAATTCGCGCCCGGATGCCACAGCATCGCCGTTGGCAGTGTCGACAGTTTCCAATGCTGCAAGCAATTCCTTTTCAGCCGTTGTTGCCTCATCCGCCGCCGTGGCATTCTCCCCCAGCCGCGTGGACAAAAGAAATACGCCGCCCGCGACGGCCGCCACCGCCAACCCAATAGGCCCGTTGAAGAACGCCATGGCTGCCCCGAGCGCAATCATTGCCGCCCCCGCAATCTCCGCATGATCAATCAACGCCACCAGCCCCCGAGACAGGGCCGCAACACCCCGCGCAATGGTTGTGCCAAACACCGCCGCCGCCTCGATAAAGGCCGGGTCCAGAATAGCCCTGGCCAATTCCCCAAAAGCCTCCACCAGCATGGACACCGCCGCTTGCAACGGACCGCCCGCCACACTGGCGGCCTGGAAGTTCACCGCCAACTCCCGCAACACCGGCGCCAGCCCCACCGCCAGCTGGTTGCGCATCCCTTCAAAGACAAAACTCACCCGAGACAGCGCATCATTGGCCGCCTCAACCCCCGCCGCCATGTCGCCGGACATGCTAAGCCCGTATTTCTGCACCTCTGTGCGCGCCGCGCGAATGGCCCCCGAGCCTTGCAGCAAGGCCAGCGAGACCTCATTGGAGCGCACGCCAAATTCCCGCATCACCCCCGCCGCATCTTGGGCACTCATGCCCATGTCATTGATCCGATCGGCAATCGCCCCAAAGCGCGCATCCACATCCATATCCATCAAGGTGCGCGCATCGAGCCCGAGCATTTTCAAAGCCTTGGCCGCAGGCCCCGTGCCTTTGGTCGCGGCTTCCGCCAGGCGTTTGCCCATCATCTGCACCGCCCCGTTCATTTCCCCCACAGCGACACCCGCATCCGAGCCTGCAATCTGCAAGGCCCGCAGCCCGTCAATGGTGCCATCCACCGAGCGCGCCATTTTGGCCTGCGCATCCACCGCAGACAGCCCGCCTTTGGTCATCGCCACCATACCCGCCGACGCCGCCGCAAAAGCCGCCCCCGCCGCAACGCCGCTCACTTTGGCCGCCCGCGACAGGCTGCCCATCAAAGCCTTGGCCCGCCCGATCCCGCGCGCCAGATCCGACGTATCCGCCCCGATCGAGACGCCAAGTTTTCCGATGTTCTGATTTGCCATCAGGTCTCTTCCCTTAATTTACGCACATCCGCGAGTTGCGCGGGATCCCCGCCCCAGGCCAGAAACAACTGGTCCAGACCGATCTCTTGGTCTTGCAAGGATTGGGTTGGCTTTTTGCTGTGGGCTTGCAGCAGGCTCGCCAGATCCGGCAGCTTGCTTTGACGCGACAATGCCGCCACATGCCAGGCCAGCCAGACCCGCCCGTCCTGTTCGCTCAACAAGCGACGGCGCGCCCCTTCAAGGCGCACCACCAACTCGCGCGGGGTGAGGCGCCAGAACCCTTCGGGATCGAGCCCGAAGGCCACATAGACCCGCTGCAACTCCAGCCAGTCCCAGCCTTTGGACGCGCCCTCTACTTTCCCGGCGCGTCTGCCCCCGCATCACCGTCTGTCCTGTCGCCACCGTCCCCGTCCTCTTCCGGAAAGGCCGCCACAATGGCATCCGTCATGATCCGCTGGTGATCCCCGCGCAGCCCGTCAATCAGTCTGCCCGCGTCCTTAAGTGTGGCTTTGGGGCGCTCTTCCAGCATCAAAGCCCAGAAGATCAGGCGCAGATCTTTCATCCGCACCGTGTCCACCTCCTCAAAGCGCTCGAGAAACACATGGATTTGTTGATCCACAACCGCCTCCAACTCGCAGATGGCATTTGTGGACAGGGTCAGATTGATCTTTTCACCGTCAAATTCGGTCGTGATCTGACCGCGCAATTTGTTTCCCATGAGAGGGCCTTTCGAAGCTGTTTTGGGGATAAGTCGGAAGCGCTGCGCCCGATTAAGAGGCCGCCGTCAGGGTTGGAATGCCGGAGGGTTTCACCGTGAACTCGCCCGCCATTGTGGTGGTCGAGGGATCGCCGGGTTTCCAGCTTTGCGCAATACCGGAAAAATCCATCTTTACCCCATTCGGGAAAGTAATTCGGAAGTCGCCTTTGCCCGCAAGCATCGCCGCATACAGCGCATCCGTGGCCGACGCGTTATAGTTAAACGCAATGGTCGCAGGATCCGTATCGAGAAGGCCCGCGATGTACTCGCGCGCATCATCTTCGCTGTCCAGATGGGTCACATCGATGGTCTCCCGGGTCATCCCCGGCGAGGTAATCGTGGTGATTTCAAAACCGACTTTGGTGTAAGTGGTGGATCCCCCATCCACACCGTCGCCGATGGAAAAGGTCGCTTTCATGCCAATTGTGGCGCTTGTTACGGGCATAGCCGAACTCCAGTTTTAAAGGTTAAAGAGAAGGATCATTCGGCGTCACGCCGTAAGTGATCTCGTATTTCATCAAGCGGGTGCCAATCATCAACGCCCCCTGATTTTGGGCGATCTCTACCGACACCAGCCGCAGACTGCGGGCAAGACCAAACCCGCCCGCAGCACTCAGTATCTGCTCCACAGCCAGCTGCAGATCATCCAGCCCGTCCATCGGATCGCCGCCGCCCCGCGCCATCAGCACCACATCCAGGAAAAGCTGACGTGTGACCTCGCTGAGCGCGTCATGAGACAGAGCCTCGCCCGAGGCGAAGACATAAAGTGCGGGCAGTTTGTCCTCGGGAACCACCCAGCCAGTTGGGGCTGTCTCCAGCACCGTGACCGGCACAGACTCCACCGCGATGTCGGCCGCGCTCAACGCCACTTTGAAGCGATGCCGGATCTCTTTGGCTACCAAAGTGTCACTCATACAAGGACACCTCTTCCAGCTGGGCTGTCACCAGTGCATCCGAAGCCGGGCTGGCGCTCTCCTCACAAAACAAAAAGCGATAGATCTGCCCGTCTTGAGGATCGATCAGATCGCCCTCATTGAGATCCGCCAGCACCGAGCGTGGCGCGCGCAACACCGGCACAAGGGTTTCAATCTCAACCCCGTTGTGCCCATCGACGCGGCGCGGCACCTGGCGGAAGACCGCCACCACATCGCGCGCCTCTGCTGTGTCCGGATGCAAAGTCACGGTGCCGCCAAATGCGCGGGCCAGCGCAGCGGCGACACCAAGGAAAGGGCCTTGCATGGCTTAGCGCGCCGCCCCGTCCAGCAGGACAATGCCGGTGGCAGAGGGATCGGCCGCCGATTGCACCGCCACGCCGATCAGCTTGTTGGTGGAGACCACAGTCGTGCAAGCGCTGCCGTCAAAATAGATCTTGGCACCCACCGTCCAGGCTTGCGCCGACGTTTTGGGCAGCTCGAACACGCCCGTGCGCACCAGGGTAACGGTCTCGCCAATAGCCGCGTCACTTGTGGCAACGCCAAAGAGCGAACCCATCAGCACAGGATCACCTGCATCAGCGGCGGCCGCCGCAATGACGGAGATATTCGCGCCGGTTTGAATGAAGTTTTTCATAAGAGAAGTCCTTGTGTTCAGGTTGAAGGAAGGGAAGAACGCAAAAAGGCGCCCGATTGGGACGCCTCTTTGCAGGTTTAGGGTTTCGGCCTCAGCTGGCCGTCAGGCTTAACCGCGGCGATACGCGCCGCGGAACTCAACAGGCGTGGCCGCAAAGATATGGCGCGCCACCATGTTCACACCGTCGGGGTTCATCCCCTCTTTGGTCATCACAGTCGGGGCTTCATAGCCATCGAGGAAGGCATGCTCGAGCACCGGCATATCCGAGGCAAAGAGATACCAGCGGCTGTCCGACCCCCCCGCCGCCGCAGACAAGGACGCTTCCACAACCGGGCGCATGGTGCCGTTAAACGGATTGGTATCCGCCATTTTGGTGGGCGTGGATTGCGCCACAAACTGCCCTGCAACAGTTTCCAGCGCAGGGGGCACAAACAACAGATCCGGTGTCACAGAGATGAAGTCATCGGCATCTTTCGAGCCCGCAGGCCGCTGGTGATACATGGCCGCGCGCCCGTCCCCGACGGTGGTCACCGCAATGGCACCCGCGGCCCCGAGGTTTTTATGATCCGCATGGAACAACGCGATGCCATCCCCGACTTTGGCGTTGTCACGGATCGCGCCCCAGGCGATTTTGCTCTCCAGCACCCCCGCCGCGCGGGCAAAATCCCCCGGCAGACGTTCAAACACGCCCATGTCATCATTGATGATCGCCTCAAAGGTCAGGTTGATGTTGCGCCCGTATTTGGCCAGCCGCAGGCCCTGCCCCTCATCGGTGATGCTGGATTGCAGATATTCGCCGTTTTCACCCACAGGCTTCAGTTGGAAATCCCCGCCCGCCGCAATGGAATGCAATTCGCGGAAGTCCGTCGCCGTGCGCATGCGCGAGATCATCTGCCAGGTGGCCGCGCGGTGCTCATAAGCTGCGCGCAGGGTCCGGTTCATCACTTCCGTGGTGATATAGGCAAAATCCGACACGCCCAGGGCCCCCGACATCAGGGACGTGCCCCGCAGACCGGCGCGGACTGTCTCAATGTCATTAAAGCCGCGTCCCCCCGCCGCCAGATGCATGGCAAGGGATTTCACCCGCAGGCCTTTGAAGGCTTCCGCCGGACCTTCCAGAGCATGCATGCGCGGATTGGCGCGGTGCATCAGCGCCCCGATCATCCCTTCCACTTTTGTGTCAGTCTCATCGCGCAGGATATCCACCCGCGTGGTGCGCGGCTGTGCGGCCGCCGCTGCATTCATGATCACCTGATTGGCCTCGGCCACACTGGTGCCCTCGTCACACATACGATCGATCTCGGCTTCGCTGATGTGCGCGCTGAAGGGCTTGGCGTTCATCCGGATGGTTTTGATCCGCAGACGATCGGCCGCAACCGCATCGGCCTGCATGACAGGCTCGGCGACTGGTGCGGGCACAGCCGCAGGTGCAGGGGTTTGAACAGGCGCGGCCGCAACAACTGGGGTCGCAACAACAGGCGGGGTTACATTTTTATTTGGCATGGGATCTCCATTGGTTTCATTGGCCTCTTGGCCGGTTGTTTGGCTTTCACCAGCTTCGAGGCGTGGGTCATCTGCCGCCTCAAATTTCATCTGCGCTTCTCGAGCGCGGCTCATGGCAACGGTGATCGCCGCCAAAGCAGCCGTCCGATCGCCGGGAGATTGGGCTTTTTGCATTTCAGGCAAGCGGGTCACCGCATCGGCAAAGCCAGCTTCAACCGCCGCCTCCGCGCCCAGCATGGTTTCCGCCTTCATGATCGCGCGGGCCTCTTCCAAGCTGATGCCAGCACGGGCCGCGTAAACCGTGGCATAGGCATCGGCCATCACATCCAGTTCAGCGGCCGCCGCCGTCAACTCGGCTGCGTTGCCGCTGGCATAGACCGAAGGATCATGGATCAGCATCAAAGAGCCCGCAGACATTTCAATATGATCCGCTGACATGATCATCAGCGAGGCCGCCGAATGGGCATTGCCGGTGACTTTCACAGTGACTCTGCCAGGATGCGCCTCAAGGGCCGCGCGGATCGCTTCCCCTTCCGAGGGCATCCCGCCATCCGAGTTCACATAAAGCGTCACATCGCCGGGCGTCTCTGCCAGCGCGTCCAGCACCATTTGCGCAGAAAAAAAGCCCGTATCCTCGGGCCAAATATACTCGTCTTTTACAATTGTGCCGAACAGCCGAAGCTCTCCGGCTTTAAGTCTTAGGCTCATCAGGAACCTCCTTTGGAGTGGGTTTCGGTGGGGTTTCTTCGGGCGCAGGATCCCCCGCAACCGGTTCTTCCGGTTCAGGATAGCGCAGCTCATCTTCCGCCCGCTCGCGGGCAATCACATCCGGATCCAGCCCAAGGCGACGTTGTTCCCGCTGCAGACTGGTCAGCTTGCCGTCAATCCGTTTGATGATGCTTGGGATTTCTTTGTTGGGATCCACCAGCGCACGAGCTTGCGCCGTCCAATCGATCCCAACGGCTGCAACTGCCCGACTGTTTGTGAGCCGAAAGGCATCCAAAACCCAGCGCCCCACCCCTCTGCAGAACTGCGAGATCAGGACCTGCTGCTGCCAGGTCTCGATGTTCTTATCCATTTCCAACCGCCCCGCGCGGAACGAGGTAAAGTTGGTCCCCCGCAAATCCCCGGACAGGCTTTCATAGGTGATCCCGATGCCCATGGCGACCGCACTCAGCCCCAGGCGCATCACCCCGTCATAATCATTGACCGCAGGCGGATCCGTGAAGGTGACCTTCTGCCCCGCCTCTGTGTAAACAAACGCCCCGGGTGCGAGCTGATCGAGGCCCGATTGATCTTTGGGCACCCCATCGTCTCCCGCCTCAACCACGCCAGCTAACAAGGCTGATATCTTTTGCTTGAGGATCTGCGCCTCTTGATAGTCGCGCATTTCCCCAAGGGTCAGCATCACCGGGGCCAACCAGGGCACGCCGCGCATTTGGCCGGGGCGATCAATCCGCCGGATATGCAGCACATCGGCCGCCGGCACACGGGTGGTTTTGCGGGTGATCCGCCGCGTGGCCGCGCCCGGGTGCTGCGCATAAATGTGATAGGCCACCGCAATGCCCTGCTCATTCACTTCAATCCCGTCGCGCACCTCATTGGAGCCACAAGTTAGAACCGTGGTGTTGAGATGATCGATCTCCAGCAATTCGATCGCCAGTGGCACGGCACGCCCATCGCCCGGGGACAAGGTGCGGCGCAACACCAGCACTTCCCCGCTTTCAAACACACTGTTGCAGACCACCGTTTGCATCGCCGCCAGATCGAGCGCCCGCTGCGCATCAAAATCCGTTGATTGTAGATAGGGCAGGATCACCGCTTCCGCCGCGGCTTTGGCCTTTTTGCTTTTGGCCGTGATCGAAGGAGCAATGCCCGAGCCCACCACATTGTTGGTGACCACCGATTGGGCCCGTTTGGCAAACGGCGCATTGCGGATCATATCCCGCGCCCGTTGGCGGATGGTCCCCCGCAGACCGCTCGCCGCGTCCGCATCCGTGCCAGGCTTCAGCCAGCTTTTCAGCCGGCGGCCATTGCCGCCCGCGTCATAGTTCATCAGGATATTGGCTTTGGCCCGCGCTTCAATCCGGTTGAGACCCCGAAGCGGCGAGACCGCCAGAACCGCGCGGTCAAACATCGTGGCATTGGTGAAGTGTTTCATAAGTTACAGCCCCCGATCCGTGGCCGCATAGCGCACCGGAAAGGCAGGCTTTTTCGCTGTGGCCAAATCCGCCTCGATCAACCGCTGGATTTTCTGCAGTTCCGCCAGAGTGCGGTATTGCACCATCTCGCCCGCAATCATCGCTTGGGTTAAGCCGCCCGCAATCATTGCTTTGATCGCCCTAAGATCCGCATCCGTGTAAGTCGCCATAAGTCTCAATCCAAATAGGTTATCCGCCGCGGCGGTTTGCGCGGTCGCTCGGTTGCGTGAACGGGTGCTGCGGGTGGGATCTCGGAGCCAGACGGATCCGTGAGCGCCACCGCATAGGTGTTTTCCAGACCGCCGAGAGCCCAGGGTTTGGGATTGGTGGGGTCCAGTTTCAAAAGGCCTTTGTGCTCGGCCAGGGCTTGAGCATATCCGCTCAAATCGATGCTTTCATTGCGCGGCATATTGGGCCGTTTCACCCAACCTTTGTCGCTGCGCATCTCGGAGGTGAACTCTTTCAACTGATCATCCGACATCCACTGCCCGAGGATCAGCGCCCCCGCCCCGCCATCGGGACGCGACAGGCTGGCAAAGGTCGTATCCTTGTGTTTGTCGGTGGCAATATTCAGCAGCTTGATATCCCGCGCCGGCTTGCCATCACTGGCCCGCACCGGCGCGCGGTACCATTGCCGCCCTTCCACTTTGAAGCCGCCGTGCCCCCGTACAAAGAACCACTTCGAGGTCTCGCCCAGCTTGCGCCGTTTCTGCCAGAAGGCCGTGGCGCGATCAGATACCCCGGGCTTGCCGTGGAAGTCGCAGGCCAATGCCATCACCCGCAGCCCGTAGTCTTGGCCCTGAACCGGATGGACCGCGTCCAGGATTGGCAAGAGCGCATCCCAATCCTCAATATAGGTATGGGGCTCCAGCAACCGCCCCGCGGCCCCCGGTGCGCTTTCCGGGGCATCTTTGATCGGATAACGATCGATAATCGCGCGCCGGCCATCCAGACCAAAGGCCGTGATCTGCACCTCAAAATAATGCGCCTGCACATCCACCGAAGCGATCAGGAACCTTGCCCAGTCCGGTGCAATCTTCTGGGCAAGCGGCTGGCACAAAGCCCGCAGCCCCTCCACTGTCAGCGCCCCTTCATCGCTCATGGCGCGGGGCAAATAGGGCATCCCCTGATCTGTGTTGATCGTCACCTGCAGCGGGCTTTCATCGCCGCCGTTTTTGTAAGACTGGAGCGCGGTTTCATATTTGCTGACCAGACGGGCCCAGGAGGCGAAGCTCGCCGCCGCGCCATTGAGGTGATAACTCACCCGATCGGATTTGAGCACAGCGCCGCTGTCTAAACGGGCCAGCCCGCCCTCGGGGGTTTCGTGGAGCCAATAGCCTGAACGATTGAGCGCAATCTTCTGACTGTGCTCGATCACACAGCCATGATGCGGACAGAGCATATAAGCCGCCGCCCCCGCCTCAGCCGGAGACAGCGTCTTGTCATAGCGCAGCCGTTCAAATCGCGGCTCGAAGGCCGCGCCGCATTCCGGGCAATCCCAATACCAGCGGCCCCGCGTGCCGCCATTGTAGAGATCCAGGATCCCCGCACAGGGTGGTGCCTCATGAGGCGTCTTTGCCCGCCAGCCCGGATCGGTAATCACATGGCCGGGCGAGGCCTCCGCCACCGTCATGCCCCGCGATCCCAAAGTCTCTGTGCGCTTGGCCCCCATGGCAAAAGGCGAGCCCTCTTTGCCGATGTTCAGCGCCATCCGATCGATATCGGTAAACAGCACCACCCGCGTGGTATTGCCCGACAGGAAGTTCTTTGTGGGTGCGCCAATCAAGACTTTGGCCCCGCCGATGAACTTCTTGCTCAGGATATTGCGATCGGAGCGGCCGCGCCCTTGCCGCCTGGACAGTTCGGGACTGTTCTCGATCATCGGCATCAGCTCTTCATCAACCCATTGCGCGCCGCTGTTTTCTGTCATGTGCACAATCCGACAGATCCCCGGATCGCAGATGACAAGGTGGCTGACGGTTGCGAGCAACATCACGGTCTTGCCCGCCCGCGCAGGCCCCGCAAAGATCACCTCACGGTAAAGCCGCGAGTTGGTCATATCACTCGGCTCATTCATATACGGCGTGGTGTTGCGATCAAAATCCGCCCAGCGTCCGTTGGCGTTCACCTTCATATTGGCCTCGGCCGCGTCCACCACACCCATCCGCGTGGCGGGTGACAGGGACGGCAGCGCCTGGACCAGAACACTGGCGGCACTGGCATGAGGGGGCATCGGCGGCAGCTCGGGGATTTCCCCCGCCTGGCGATCGGGAAGCGTCACCATCACAAAAACCCGTCTTCCAGCGGATCATCCCCTTCAATCACAGAGGAAAGTGCCGCCTCTTTGATGGCATGCTGCACCGCGCGCAGGATCCCGTCGTTGTATTTGATCACCGCCGCAACCCCTTCCCCGCTCAGCGAGAACTCCCGCTCCAACCAATCGGGCAGACCATCGAGCCCCGCGCGCATTTCCGAGAAGACAGTGTCCAGCAGCTCGACCATTTCATCTGTGGGAACCAAAGCGCCCCGCTGTTTTGCCGCCTGCATCCAGACCAGCTCGGCCTGCGCCAGCTCGCGCATTTGCGCCGGCGTAAACCCCGCCCGCGCATCGTCTTTTTCAACGCCAAGGAATTCCATGCGGCGCTGTGCCACAAACTCATTGGCCGCCGCTTTCTCAGCCGCCGCTGCCTTCTGGGCCTCTTTGAACCATTGCTCGCACTCGGAGAACCGGAACTCATAGGCGACCCCATTGCCGCCTTCAGTCTCCACCGGCATGCCCTTGCCGACCCATTTGTTGATGGTGTTTTCCGAGACGTTAAAACACTGGGCAATCTGCCCGCGGTTCAGCAGAGGTTCAGGAGGTGCAGGTGTCATGATCGCCCTTTCCGTCAGGGCGTCTGCACAACAACAACACCAACCCTAATCTTCCCCTCAAAATTTTCCAAAACACACAAAAAGCACGGGGCGCGAATTACCCCCGTGACACCCGGGCCCCGGAAGGACCCAATGGCTTTAGCCCAATCTCACCGCGCGGTTTGAACAGCCAGCCGCAACCGACGCGCGATCGCAGGACCAATCTCTCTATCCGCCAGCCGATGGGCGCGCGGCACAAACTTCAGGCGCGGCCTGTAAGATACGCTGGCTTTATAGGCCACCAAGAGCTTCAGCCCTTTGGTGTTTGCCGCTGCACCGACACCCCCCCGCCCCCGCCGGGCGCCGCCTTTTGGCCGTTGATAAATCCCCGCCACACCCCGCACCTTGCCCGAGAAAGTATCGGGCCGGGCAAGCGCGCGTTTGACCGCATTCTTCGGCAGGTTGCCGTATTTGTTCACCCGCAACCCCACGGGCACCAGCACCGCCCGCTTCTTTGCGCGTCTCTTGCCGCCTGTCGCTTGGGTCGCCAGATAGTCTGCTTGGATGGGTTTAAACCGCACGATGCCTGTCAGTTTGCGCTTTGAAGCGCGCTCAATGCTGAGGCCGCGCTGAGTGAACGGCGTCGGGCGATCGAGATCCCGCCCCATGGTGGTCCGCTCGGCCGCCGCAATCTGCCCCGTCACATCATTGATCCCCAGCGCCACCGCAAAGGGCAGCTGGGTTTTGGCAAGGCTGTTCAGCCGGCGCTCTATGGCACGGGTATCAATGGACATCTGTAGCATGTGAGTTTTGATCCCCAGACACCGATACGCACGCAGCTAAGCTTAAAGGCCCAGCCGAGGGCGGTCGCGGTGTCGTTGGTGAATTGGAAGGCCAAAAAGAGAAAGCGCCCGTCTGGATCACTCCAGCGGGCGCAATTCGGTCACGTGCTTTATGGCAAGCTTCCTAGTGTGTGGTCAAGATGTTTTTTTCCACGGCATCAGTGTCGGCATGGCATCCGTCACCTCATAGGCAATCAAATCCCGCCCCGCCTGGAACGTATACCGCAACTCATCCAGCGCCGCCCACCAGTCCAGATAATTCCGCCGCGCGGAAGCCACTTCGCCCGCAGTGTTCACATAGCGGATCGGGCACCAGTAGACATCCACCGCCCGCGTTCTGTTTGCGACCGTGTAGGTTTCTCGACGAAGTTTCACAGTCTTGGCAAAATCCCCCCGCCAATGGCTGCGCCATTCCACAGGTTCCACATGAGGGTGCGCCCGCGGCATGTAATCGGGCACCGCCCCAACCCGCGCCAGTTCTGCAATCTGCACCGCCATGCCCCGACCACCCCGCGCCACAGGCAGCACCGACAGCGCCGCCGAGACCAGTTCCGCGTCATGGTGCGGTTCCGAGCGGCCACCGCCATCGATGCTGCAGCCGACCCGTGCGCGCTCCAACAGCAGATATTCCATTCCAAACGACGGCGCAGGCTCCGCCCCAAAGCGCCGCTCGCTGTCAAAGTCAATTTGGGCAAACTCCCGTTGGAAGGCCCATTCCACCAGTTGGCGGATGCTGACCTGCTTTTTGCCATTGGGCTGCGCAACACCGCCACCTTTGATCTGCACGCGCATGTTCATGCCTCGGCCCTTTTGGCAATACCTTCCTCAACGAGGCCTTTGGCGATCGACTGGGCATTCCGGTAGGACTTCAGCCAATTCAGCTCTTCGGGCCGCGCCCGCCCGCAGGCGCGGTTTTCTTCAATGCGCACCACGCGGCTTTGATTTGCCTCGGCCTCAACGCCGAGGCGGTGCAGAAAGTTCGGCAATGGCGGTCTGCGGTATTTACTCAGATATTTGCGCAACTCAGCCGCATAGCCACCGCGCAGGGCCTCTTCGCCCGCCCGACTGCGCAGAAACGACAACACCAACTCGGGCTCGGTTGCAGGCTCCGGCTCGATGGAACGGGCCCAGGCATAAACCGTCGCAGGATCCATCCAGCGGTTTTTGTTTTTGCCCAGCAGATTGCCCTCGATCGACAGGCGCAAACTCAGCAACCCCTCTTCGGACATATACCCCAGATTATTGGCAAACCCGCTTTGGGCTTTCTCGAACAATGCCGCCGACATCCCCGCAGGTCGTGCCAATCCCAATTCCGCCAAAGGCTCCAGCACCACCCGCTTCACCCGCGCCGCACCCGTCTCTGTCTGCTCTGCCGTTTCCATTGCCACTGTCCTTTTTCTCAGCAAGTCCAAACTCTCCACCGCCGCTGCCGTTTCTGGCGGGTTCCGGCTGTGTCTTTTCTTTTCATTTCGTTTCTTCTCTTTTCAACGGTCACCAAAACCGGACAAAAAAAAGGAAACCGCCTATCCAACCCCGTAAAACCCCGTGTTTTTCCGTGATTGTTCCGTGACATTCCGTGACTGTTCCGTGACCGTCACGGAAAATCACAGAACAGGTCATGCGGAGAACTCCGCCATAAACTGGTCTAGCGTCTCGCGGATCATCGGCTCGCGGCGCTGGACACCGTCATGGTGCTGCTCGAGCCAATCATTAAACCGCTCGATAAAATTCGGGTTCTTCAGCAGATGTTTGGCGCCAACCGCCGTGACCTTGTCCCGCAGATCCGACAGGCGTTTGTTCAGCTTGCGCAACTCGGCCCGCTCGGAATTGCGCACTTTGGATTTCAGCGCCTCTTGCGCCACCTCTGTCACAACCGGATGGGCATATCTAATTTCGCCATTGTCACAACGCACTCGCGTCCAATTATGAAGCGGCGTGACATCCCGTTTCATAAGGGACTGCCATCGCTCCAGAGGCAGGTTCAAATCAAAGGCCAGCATCCGGTCATCACACGGCAATGTCCCGATCGGCGCGCCGTCTTGGGCCACAAAGAACAGCTGCATGCCAAACCAGCCAACCTCCGGGTCGGCCTTCTTGCGGAAATCACTGCCCCGCCAGCGTTTCAGGTTCCATTGCAGGAAATAATGAGAATCCAGTCGATCACTGGCAGAGATCGGATAGTCTTCAAGGCCGCCCGCATCGAAAAGTTTCACCGCTGGTACTGCCATTATCCCTGCCCCTTAACCCGTTGGAAAAACTTTTCCGATCGCTCTTTAAACAAGCCGTGCAGCCGCAAACTGCGCTGCGACCGCTTGTGATAGAACCGCCCGGCTATCCGCCAGAACACTTTGCCCCCAAAGATCATGCTGCCTCCGCGTCGATCAAATTGAATACCGCCTCAGCCCCCGCCATCACCAAAATGGAGCGGATATAGCGAAAATGCGGTGTATTATCCCCGCGCACCCAGTTCTTCACTGTGCGCGGTGTGACGGTGTGATCGGCCGTGCTCAGCACCTGGGCAGCCAACTCGCACAATTCGTTTTCCGACTGCGCTTCAGGCAAGGCCCGCCACAATGCTTTGCCGACCCATGCAAGGTCTGCATCAACTGTGTGCCGATCCAAATTATTGTTTTTATGTGATTTTTTTCTGAAAGACTTTTCCAACTGTTTACTCCTATGCTGTCCTTGTGAGTGGGACAGAGTATTGGAATGGACAGTCGAAAGGGCAGAAGGGGCCGCAGTCATTGCGCGGCCCCTTTTGTTTTATCAGCCTGATCCGGTTCTCCGGACGGCGGGATGAAATCTTCTGGGCGAAGATCAACATCAAGCCCCCGAGCCATTTCCATAATCTTTCTAATGTGCTTGTAAGGGATCATTCCGTTAGTCCCGCCTCGTTCTCGTGGTGCTTGCCACATCGAAACGCGGGTTCGATGAACACCGACCACTTCAGCAATTGCTTTTGGGCCTCCGAGGGCCAGAATGATTTTTGTAGCTGGTTCCATAAAACTCGTGTAGCGATTATAGCTACATCAAGCAAGGTAATTTGTAGCGAATTTCATTACAGATGAATTTTCTCACAAACGCTACTCTCCTTAGCATGATAGATACGAAGAACCTTCCCTATTCCGAGCTAAACGTTTGGCTGGCCAACGCACTGAATTCGTCCGGCCTGAGCCAATCAGCTCTAGCGGCAAAATTGGATAGATTGGTACAGAAACAGGTGGACCGATCCGTCATCAACAAAATGGTTCTCGGAAGCCGAAAAATATCAGCCGAGGAAATGCTGTCGATTTCCGAGATCACCGGCTTTCCGCTACCCAATGAGACTGAACGGCCCACCGTTGCCGTCGCTGGACAAGTAGGTGCAGGTGCAATGGTTCCTGTTTTTGACGCCTATGAAAAAGGCGATGGCCCACAGGTTGAATGTCCGCCACAACTGTCCTCGCACGGCATTGTAGCCGTCGAGATCGTTGGTGACAGCATGGAACCTGTCTATTCGGATGGGGACCTGCTCTTCTACACCCGCGACACCCCTGACGGAGTGCCGATAGATGTGATTGGGCACAGATGTGTCTGCGAAGACAGCAACGGAATGGGCTGGGTCAAACAGGTACGCATGGGATCGGAACCTGGGCTTTTCAACCTCATTTCTTTGAACCCCAGCGCTGACAATCAGCATAATATAAAACTAAAATGGGCCGCTCGGGTCAGGCTTCACCTTCCGGCTGAACTCGCAAAACGAATTTGACTGGCTCGCGTATTTTGGAACGACAGCTAAGCGCAGACAGCGACCTTTGTAAAGTCACGCGAACGGCCCTTAGCTGCCTTTCACAACAATGTCGGGCGCTGCGGCGCAGCTTCCTTAAACCGGACATTCGTGCATCATGTAGAATTTTAGCATGCCTGAGGTCTGCTTTGTGGACAAAGCGACCCCATCCGAAACAAAGACCAAGGTCCGCTTTCGGATGCGGGTCGAGTGGTAAACATATAAGGGCTACTGCGCCCAAAGGAACGCAGCAGCGCTGGCACCTACGCCATGAAGAACTGATCAGCCGTCACCCCATCTAGTTCAATACTGTGCACGTAATCAGTGGCAGTGCCTTGGAAACTAATAACTAAATCACCATCCCCATTGTGGGTGTGTTGGAAGCCAGTGGGCAGGGCATCAATTTGAAACAGGTTCAATTCCTGGCCGCCAACTGTCAAGCTGTCCACACCGACTTCGAAGTCGGTAATAACGCTGCTTGTCGCTTTATGCTTGATGTTGTTGAACACAAAGCTGTCAGCCCCTTCGTCACCTGTCATGGTATGTCCTGAGCCGTGGCTTAGGGCACCCACGATCAAATCGTCACCTGCGCCGCCATAAGCCTCGTTTTCACGTACATTCAGGAACAAGCGGTCATCGCCTTCGCCACCGTAGTAGGTTGCTCCACTGCTGTATTTGACATTGATCGTATCATTCCCATCCCCACCATAGAACTCGCTGTCCACACTACGCAGGAAGTTGATATTATCGTTACCGTCACCGCCATAAACAAAAAACTCTGAGTATTCATCAGTGATGATGTCGCTATCAGCATCCGTGTAGCCAATGCCCATAGTGTCGTCGCCTGACGTACCATCCCAAGTGCGCTGCTCAATGCGTTCTGCGAGGAAGAAGTCCGCAGCTGTGACACCATCAAGCTCGATGGTGTGAACAAAGCCGTCTGCCGTGCCTTGGAAGTTGATCACCAGATTACCATCGCTGTTGTGGGCGTATTGGAATTCGGCAGGGATCTGGTTGATGTGCATTGCGTTCAGGATGCGACCATCAACCGTTAGGCTATCTACACCCACTTCAAAGTCGGTAATCAAGCTGATGGTGGCTGCCGTTCCTGCATTGGTGAACACAAAGCTGTCCGTTCCTTCACCACCTGTCATCGTGTGGCCAGATCCGTGGCTCAGAGCCCCCGATATCAAATCATCGCCAGCACCACCAAAGGCTTCGTTTTCACGCACACCTAAGAACAAACGGTCATTGCCTTCACCACCGTAGAACGTTGCACCACTGCTGTAATGAACATTGATCGTATCGTTCCCATCGCCCCCGTAGAACTCGCTATCTACACTTCGTGTCAATGTAATATTGTCGTCGCCTTCGCCCGCTTCAATTACAAATTCTGCATATTCATCGGTGATTGTATCACCGCCTGCATCCATGAAACCAACTCCGATCGTGTCGTCTCCAGATGATCCAGCCACAGTTCCAGAGTCATCACCGCCTTCGAGATTTGGTATCTCTGGCACGGTTGTTTCTATTTCACCAATCGTTGGGAGTGTGACATTAAATTCACCAGTCGTAACCAATGAGGTTCCGGTTAAAGAGCCGCCAAGGATGAACCAGTTTCCGATATCCTCAACATCAGAAAACGCTGGGATTTCACTAAAGTTCTCGACACCTATCTGATACGGGTCGTCACTGCCCGGCCACATATCAATTCGTTCACCATCTTGATCCACCAAATAGGTTAACCAGCTGAGTTCCCGAAATCTGTGACCGCCGTTTCCCGGATCAACCCAAGCACTCATAAAGTTGGCAGTAGAAAGGTTCAGCGTGTCTGCAAAATTGTAATCTTCCGCATTCACGTAATGAACGCCGCTGTCATCGATATATTCTCTGACTGTAAAGACTCCATAACTGGCGGCGGCTGCGAAGACGCTAAAGTTAGTCGAGCCCAGAAAGCTTGCAGTGTATTGAGCAACCAATTGTTCAAAGTTGTTTGAGTAATTTAGATCAAGTTGAGTAAGGTGATCAAAGTTCCCATATTCTTCGCCAGAGGAAATTTCTGTAACTGTCTGTTGAACCGTTGTTGTGCCTAGAACACGTTCGAAGTGGCCATAGTCCATGACAATCTGATCAGTACTATCAGCATTCAAAATAATGGCATCAATTTCTGACCAATCAAAGTCTGAAGGCAGGCCTAAATCATTGTAGTCAAACAGATGGAAGTTTTCTTCTGTCAGGTTTGAAACATTGACGGTCATTATGGCGGCGTTTTCGCCACCCGCTGTGTTGAAGCGGTATGTATCTGCCCCACCGCCACCCCAAACAATCGCCGGCCCCAAACCGTTAGTGTTAATTTCGAAAACATCGTTTCCGCTGCCGCCAGCATAAATAAATCCGCCAGCATTAATATTGAATGTATCAACGTTATTTGTGCCAAGCACTGCTTCAATATTGATATAAAGATCACCTTCTGCATCTCCGCCAGACGCAGTTGGCCCACCAAAGGGGTCAACACCAGGAGGGGTTGGCAATGACGGAAGAAGTTCTATTGTCACCCCTGCGCTATTTGGGTCAAACCGAATGACATCAATCCCGCCACCGCCATCAATTTTATCGGCACCCGCACCGCCGATCAAAACATTGTTGCCGTCGTTGCCAATGATCACATCGTTGTAGTCGGAGCCAATAGCGTTTTCGAAATCGTTAAGAGTTACAGTGTTAGCGAAATCAACATTTTCCAGTGCAACATTTTTTGACACATAGCCATTGGTCGAACCAGGGCCAAGATTGATCAAGACACCACCAGTTTCAGTCATGCCATTCGCATCAATTGTATCTCCAACAGATGTATTACCAAAAGCGGACAGAGTAATTTGCACGTTCCCAGTTTCGTTAACAAATTCTGAAAATTTCCCGCTGAGAGAATAAGTGTCATCAAAATTGGTCCCACGATATTGCTCTATTTTTTGAACAATATCTGTGCCCCCAAAGCCGTCTGATACTGCTGCATTCAAACCAGTAATATTTGCCGAAATCCCTGTCTGGCGTGCCCCCAAGGGACTGTTGATTAGAGACAGATAACTTAGAATATCTACACCATCGCCGCCATTAACGTAATCGCTCCCAAGTGAAGCGTAGATCACATCGTAGCCACTGCCAGTGTGCAAAATGTCGTTGGCTGAATTGCCGGTGATGGTGTTGTCAGCAGTGCCAAGGACGATAAGATATTCAACAGTTGATGAGAAACTTCCTAGATCGAGATTGGCGAACGCGTCGTTAATATTGTTGGTCGAATCTACGAACACGATATCAAATGTTTGCTCGTTTAAAGGAGTATAGTCGTAGCCAATTTCTAATTCTGTTGAAGCATTGCCATTCGGAGTGTCAACGCCAGAGTTCGTTGAAGCTCCGCGATAGCTTACTCGAATTGACCCCTCGTCAAGTGCCAATTGAACGCTGTTCTCTAATAATACTTGAGAACCTTTATGTACAGGAAAACCACTCGCGTCCATCAATGTTAACGCGTCTCTTATTTCGTTTGGTGATTGTCCGTCAGGATCGTCATCATTCGCAACTGTATCGGTTCCAAAATGTAGATGTGCTAACTCATGTGCTAAAACAGATTCAGAACTGATGTTTTTTGCAACGCCATTTTGATCAATGAACAGGAATTCCTGCTCCACCCACTCAAAGTCGATAGAAACAACATGGGTATCTAAACCATTTTCATTGTTAACTCCGATGTCAGCACGAGCATTGTTATCTGTAAACTGTATAAGATAATTTCTACTGCTAGAAGCAATTCCATCTAGCATTTGGCGAGCTTCTGCTCCACCATTCTCATACAGGTTTGTTAAAACTGCCGTCGCCTTTATTTGAAACGAGTTGTCCGATCCTGGCGGTCCGTTTGATGAAATCTGAATTTTGTTTAGTACATCTTGAAGTGCCATGAAAATTGCTTTCTTAAATATGAAACTTGATGGTTCTAATTATTCTGAACAGGACCCAAAATAATTCTTTGTTTCTTGGCAATATTCCCGAGCTGAATTTACCGCGAATAGTTTGCTATAAAGCGAGAACATAGATTTGGCCTGCCCTGAAATCGGATCAATATTAGTACATATTGCTGCGTTGACTTCTTTTTGTTTGGCGAAAATCACTTTAGATTTTTCTAATGAAAAGCATGCGTATCGGCCATGAATGAGATGCGTTCGTAACTTGGTTGGTTCGGTGATCAGACCCCAAAGCCGAATTTCACCGTGGTTTTTAAAAACTACATTTCCAAAGCTAGTAACTTTGACGACTTCATCGACAAAATCAGGTTTTAGAATATTTACTTCTGAACTCACTTTCTCAGCAAGTACAAGGCAAGCACCCATTAGCAAAAATTTTAGAAGAAAGATTTTTCTTGCGAACAAAAATATCCCACGTCGACGCAATTTTTTTCCTAACATACAAGTTTCATGGCAAATGAATATCTAAAGTTGAGGATTGTCAAACGTGATTTTTAGCGCCCTTACCCTCCAGACTCACGTATCTACCTCAAAGATCGTATGTACGGCGTTAAAAACCCCACCCCAGAGCGTTTCAACGATCCAGCCGGATGACTGCTCGAGGTCGCATATTACTTGGATGCAACTGAACTTCTGAAAACCGACTCAAACAATATTCTTCCTTTTGTGGATGATTTAGAGAACAAGCCAACACCCAAAAACTGAAGTTCTCTGACGTCCTGAAAAGCTTCAACATCATCACCTCCATTCAACCCTTAGTTGGTTAACATATGTCCCGCACCGCGATGTTCACATTTTGTTATGGAGCCTGATTTCAAGCACGGGTTGTATGAAACTGACATTCGCGGCAACGCAGTAAAACGCAAATTGGGCTCTTTACTGCCATTCGCTGCAATTGGAAACATCGCGTGCTGCCGAACGTCCGCTTCTTCATAAGCGAAAACCAAGTTTCGCGAACGCAGCGAAGGGCCGCTTCCCGCCCTATGTGTCAAACAAGCAGGTCCACTTCGGGCTGATAGCGGTCAGTTTTCGTTATGGAGCGAACCGCAGCCCCCATTGCGTACCTAGAAGGTACCTGCGGATATTGCCATTATATTCACAAGGCAGATACTTCAGGCCGAAGGATCAAGCTCACTACTGACCTGTTCCCCATTAAGGACGCACCACTTCGCTCTTGAAAGGATTTTCTTCCGTCTGCAGCTGGCAGAAGCCAAGCACGTCAATCAGTTTCAAAATCTATGTAGCGATAAACGAAACAATTCCACTTGCATAAAGTAGCGATAATCGCTACTAACCTCTTATCCATACAAGAGGCACTGGCATGACCGCGATCATCATAGAACACCCAAATGCAGCAGTAAGCCGAGACCGCGTCCGCAAACAGCAACGCGCGATTTTCCGCGCCCTATCAAACGCCCGGATAGTTATGGCAAATCCTTGCGAGCATCCGATCCAGATCATTCAAGATGCCGTGCAGGTGCTTAACTATCTCGGGACACCGACAGATCACCTCATGACGCAACAGCGTTGGGATCAATTCCAGCTCCAGTACGCCGCCAGCCATTCACAGGTGGCGCTATGATGGCCCTGATCTTCTCCACCTGCTCCCTGCCCTTTCTGGCAGCCATTGCTGACAGCGGAGTCTTTGACAAACTACTAGCGGCCTTCGACCGGCAAGGCGGTGACCTATGACTAATCGCATGCTGGAACTGGCCAAGGCCGAAGGGCACAAACCGCGTCACAAAATGCCGTCGGCACCTATCAACACGTTCAAGTTTAAAAGCTACAATCAAGAGCGGGCAGAGCAATTCATCGCGCAGTGGCGCGGTGGTCCGTTCACCAGCAAAGACATCGCCACCACGGTCGGCCCTGCAAACGCATCCCGCTGCACCACGGCCAACTACATGGTCACTCAGAACCTCGCGAGACGGGTCGGCAAGCGGGCAGCAACGGCTGTTCTATTCGAACTTTCAGGTGAACCGACATGACCCAGCTCCCCCTCTTCACTATCGTCCGAGACCTTCTCGATCGCATTGACCAGAAAGATACGCCCACCGAGCGTTGGGACTTCCTGGCCAACGCCGCGATTGAAACTGGCGGGCAGATCATAGATCCGATCCAGCAAGGCAGTTGGACAGCTGACGCAACGCTGGCCATCACTGTCTACAATGTCTTCGCACAAGGCGAAAACAAGCAAGCCGTGGTCCGTAATTGGTGCAAGGCAGCCCATTGCATGCTGGAAATCGCAGGGGAGCCTTTGCCAACAATCGATAGCGGCCCCCAGCAGCCACAGCGGCGGGTTTTGCAATGATCACATCGAAACACAAGAGCACCGAGCCACGGCGCCGCTTCAACGATCTACCTTGCGCCCAGCAGGCAGGGATGTTGAGCAACGACGATCGGTTCCAGCGGTTTGCAGCCACCCGCTGCGGTCTGCCAGGTCAGCAATTCAGTCCAAGCGCGACAGCACAATTTCTGCGCGACTGTTGTGGCATCACCAGTCGCAGTCAGTTGAATAATGAACGATCAGCACAAAACAAATTCCAAGCCCTCCGCTCAGACTTTGACGCCTGGCGCAGACGGATCGCAAACTTAAGAAACTGAGCGCCCTCCAATTTATTTGCATGTCAAAAGTTGCTCTCAATCCCCCCCAAAATCAGGGGGCAGCGACAGATACCCGAAGGAAGAACAATGACAAAGGTACTAGAAAAACGCGCGAAGGACGCGGAAGACCTGATCCAATACTATGAAAACCGAGGCCGTGTAGTTACCGGAGTGTCCTTCGCGGGTGCTAAGATACATCTTGATTTTGCCGCGCCCAACGAAAAAGACTTATCCCCTGCGGATCTGGTGAGAATGGATCAATGAAAAAAGACCTGCCTGCATATGTCGTTCGATTGAAAGGCGTTTTGTATTTCAAGCGCCGCAGATGGCCGACACTCAGGTTCGTGTCGCAAGAAGTAGGGCCAGCCTTTTACGCGGAGTACGCCCGAATAACCAACGGCACAGCCCCTAAGAGCAAGTTGTTTTCGGTAAAGAACCTGATTTCAGAATACACGCGTTCAAAACGATTCACCGACCTAAAACCACGTACGCGAGCAGACTATCTTAAATTTCTAAGCCGGTTTGAACGCAATGCTGGCAATTTGTTGGTTGAAGATATTGAGCGCAAACACGTGCTTGCCTGGCAGGATCAGCTTTCGCAATCTGACGGCGCACATTACGCAAACTACTTTGTTAGAGTGATACGTGTCTCTTTTGAATACGCCATCGATCGTGGTCAAATAGCTAGCAACCCCGCAAAAGGGGTTAAATCCATAAAATATAAGACCAGAAAACCACAACCTTGGCCGCAAGAAGCCATCAAATCCGTGCGAGAAACACTGCCCTATGACCATCGGACACGGCTATTATTTGAACTGTTGTACTGCACTGGGCAACGAATTGGTGATGTTCTTTCCGCCAAATGGATAGACATCCACGGGCCCGCTATCTCCGTCAATCAGAACAAGAGCGGCGCTGATCTTGAGCTGATAATAACCGAGGATTTGGCCGAATGCTTGCGCCGCGCACAACGACATCATTCGGTTGAAACTATCCTAGCAAATCATCGCGGAAACGGCCCTTGGTCTTACCGGGGCGCTGCGGATGCAATGATGAAGCTTCGAAAACAGGTCGGCGCAGTGGAACACAACATCCACGACATACGCCACACTGTTGCCTCCGAAATTGCCAGCGCGGGGTTAGATGACGAACATATCCAATCCGTGACTGGCCATACAACAAAAAAGATGGCAGCCCATTATTCGGCCTCGACAAGGCAAAAAACCCGCGCTAAGACAGCCCAATCAGCACGGAACAGAACAAAAACGGACCGTGAATGAGTAGACAAGCGGGTAGAAAAAACACCACCTACCCGCTAAGTCCTTGAAAAGGCGAGTTGGCGGAGTGGTGACGCAGCGGATTGCAAATCCGTGTACACCGGTTCGATTCCGGTACTCGCCTCCATTTAATTTCAATGGCTTAGCGGACGCCCCGCAGACGCGCATTTGAAAATCTAAACAAATGTCTAAACATTCCGTTTTTGTTCTGTTCGTTTTTGCTGTGCTTGAATCGCTCTGATCTTTTGGCGAACCTTCTTTGTATAGTGTTGCACCATGGCCGGACTTTGGCCCGTAACAGACGCAACCAAGTCGTCGCCGCAGCCTGCTTCGACAAGCTCACAAGCCGCGTTATAGCGCCAACTATGAATATCATACTTAAGGGCACCAATAGCCTCTCTGACCTTTCTGACGGCCTGAGAAGCCCCACGATAAGACCAACGGTTCGTTCCACGTTCGTTGGTCAGGATAAAGACAGAATGACGGCTAGCCGCGTTGAGTGCCGCCTGAAGCTCTGGAAGGATAGGAACCCAAAGTTCCTTGCTCGTTTTATTTTGTTTTACGACAAAGCCGCCTTCCTGAATATCAGACCAGCGCATTTCCAAAACGTCACCGATCCTTTGGCCAGTGCCCACGCAAAGCTCCATCACGAGGCGTTCTCTAGTCCCTAGGGCGCAGGTAGACCGATAGACCTCAAGAAGCTCATAGGGCCAAGGTTCACGCTCTGCTTTCTCAGTCTTAAATTCCTGAACGCCCTTTGCTGGATTTGTCTCACGCCAACCAAGGTCGACGCAGTGTTCCATAAGAACGCGCAGGACACGCAAAGAGTAATTAGCAAAGTATATCTTTTCTGCGTTAGTATCCCGTAAACGGATAACATCCTTACGCTTCATATTGGCCGGATTTGCGTCACTCATGATCGAAAGGAAGAATTCGAGGTACTTGTCATAGTCAAGCGCTGTACGAGGCTTAAGCCTTCGGTAACGGGGCGACTTTCGATAATCAGCAACCAGTGCTGCAAAGTTGCGAGACGTCACCCGTTTCGGCATTTCCTTGCCTGCAAGAATGTCGGCATATTCCATCCAGAATTCCGGCGTACCAAACTCATTCGCAAGCTTCAGAGACGGCCAGCCACGTCTTTGGAAGTAAAGGCCGTTTTTCTGTCTATAAATGTGTTTCGGAAGTTCACGTTTTGCCATGGCGCATATCAATCCCCTCGAACTCGTCAAATTCTTGCTCTTTGGAAAGGACGAGCTCAATCTTTCTGCCTTCTATAGTGACACGACTGACCGTTTTTCCAGCTTTCTCAAATATGTTAAGCAAGCTTAGCGCACGTTGTTCGATATTTGAAACTGACATTTCAGCACCCAAACATTTTCCGCGACTGTAAATTCCAATGAATAAGACATTCACAGACCGGAAAGGAGGAGGCGATGCGCCGCAAAGGAGGCATAGCGTTGCTAATCACCTTGAGGTCTGGCTTCATGATAAACCGGTAAGCTTTTACCGGAATGAAACCATTTAATTGTTCTGAAAGAAACCGCGTGATTTTAGCGGCTTGCTCTAGCAAAGCGTTTAATCTGTCCAATACCATAACAAGCCCCTTTTAACTTAAGTTCGCGCGTCCAGTGAGACGAATGGGAAAACCCATGCAAACAGTTCTAGGGGCGAAGTTAGGACAGGAGGAGCTTTGGTTGCAAATCCGCGGATCACAGGAGGTGTCACTAATGCATATGCAGAACTGTAACAAATGAAATAATTCGTTACTATTTTCTCCGTTTGGTGCTCTGTTGTCTGACTAACCGGAGGTCGGTGTCACTAAATGCATATACTGACAAGGAGTAGTGTGTGTGGTGAGGTCGCCTCCTGCCCCCTCCGATCCTGACGTCTACGGGGGTAGGAGGCTTGTGGTTCAGATAAGCGTTTCTAGCGTGTAAGTGGTTAAGTAGCAAATTGCTTTGCCAATATTTCTTATTCAGCAAGCTAGATATACAATCAATTTTTAGCTTTTTTGAGCCTGTCTTGAAATTGATTTTAGTCGAGATTTATCCAAATCACCTCTAACAAAATACTAGGCTTTTAATAGCCGTCGATAGCTACTATACTTCAAGATATTCTATCGTTATCTTATACTTACAGTGCCTTTCTGCTGATTAAGCACGCGGTATTATTCAATAAAATCTAAGGTGTTGTTTTGACGGCTATTAATAGAAGTGATATTTACGATAAAAACTTAAATTTCCTCATAGGATCCGGAGCGTCGGTGGGGCTGCTCCCAACGCTTGAATTAAAAATTAAGCAAGCTGGAAGCCAGCGCTCCCACACGCTTGAGACGCTCGCGACAATGTTTGAAGATGACGAAGATATAATGCCCCTTCTCTTTTCATACTATGTCAAAAATGTCATAGCTCCTGCCGCCAAATTTGATTATTCTGAAACAAATATTTCGCAGAAAGCTGTTCTAAGAAGCTACACGCATTTTTTGACATCTATATTAACTTTGCTCAACAAGAAGGGGCAAGTTCGACGGGCCAACATTTTCACGACAAATTATGATGGTCTAATTGCTCATTGCGCCGAACAAATGGTTCAGCAAGGTCAGTTCGACTTTATTCTAAACGATGGAAGTATTGGATTTAAAAAAAAGACCCTCCAAACGAGAACCTTCAATAGGTCAGTTAAAGACCAAGGAACCTTTGACCAGCACGAAATCAGTATCCCTCAAATAAATCTAATACAACCTCATGGTTCAATTTATTGGTACAAAGACGGGGAAAACATTGAAGTTTCTTACGACCTACAAAGATCGTCAAATAGAGCAGATACTGTGCCAGAATTTTCGAACTCAGATTTCGAAGACTTATTGCTTGATGAAACAAAAGACGACAACGATATTATCCCTGATGACATCCACGAGAACGCAGAAGTTATAGAGGAATTTTGGGAACATTACCGAAAATTACCGATAGTAAATCCCACCAAATGGAAGTTTCACGAAACTGTATTCGAAGAGCACTACTATCAATCACTTCGGACTTTAAGCTACGAACTTGAAAAACCCAATTCTGTATTCATAGTTTTCGGATTTTCCTTTGCTGACGAGCACATTTTGAGTTTGGTCAAGCGGTCGCTATCAAACCCCACTTTAAAAGTTTTTATCTGTTGCTACTCAGAACAAATAAAGTCCGAATTGGAGATAAAGTTTGGTGTCTTTGACAATGTGGAACTCATTCGAACAGATGGAAAATTAGACTTTAAAACCTTTAATAAGGAAGTATTCTCTACCGCTCCGCCCCTAGTCTCTGGGGAATAGAGATGATCGAAATAGGGCAAGTAATCGCTGTACTAGGTGTTGAAATAACGATCAAGACCAACGAAAATTCAAATTTGGAAACTCATTTCTATCACGGCCAATCTTTCAAAGGCGTTTCAATTCGTGAGTTTATCGCAATTGATCACGGATTTCGAGAAGTGATTTGCGTTGTTGAAGGGGAGTTTTTGGACGAAAGGCTAAAAGAAGGGGATGGCCCCAACGTACGGTATGTTCGAAAACTCAAAGCACGACCTTTTGGATACTTTGAAGACGGAGTGTTCCATGATGGCATAAAATTTCTTCCCAAAATTGGCGAACCGGCCAAACTGTTGCCTGAGCAGCAAGTCGAGAAGATGTTCGAAAGCAAATCATCAGAAAACTTTGTTATTGGGAGCCTCTTAAAAGAAGACTTACCCATTTCACTACCATGGATGAATATTTTCAACACTCATATTGGAATATTTGGGAACACTGGTAGTGGGAAATCCAATACTTTAGCTAAACTTTTTACAACACTATTTGACACAAAAATTGAGGAGATTGCCGGTAAAAGTAAATTCGTTTTTCTGGATTTTAACGGCGAATATACTGGAGCACAACTCGCTCCAGAAAGGTTTAAAGAAGTCACAAAATTAAGCACACGGCATTCCGAAGCTGATCATTTCACAATACGAGATCAAGAATTTTGGGAAGCTGAGACGCTCGGTATTTTATTCCAAGCGACCGCCAATACACAAAAACCTTTTCTTAGAAGAGTAGTATCTGGTCGTAACAAGTTTCTTGAAATCCAAGATTCTCTTGGTCGTTACCTAAGGACAACCTTCGAACTTGTTCTAAAATCCAAATCTCCAAGCCTCGAAGCGTTAGAGCAGCTTAAACACTTGGCTAGGCTTCTAGATAATGATGGTGGATTGATAGATGCTCTTGATGGAGTTGGCCTCAGACGGGGAGTTGATGTTGATAGTTTCCATGTCATAGAAAATGGGAGTTGGAAGTACCTTAGCCAAGATACCTTTGCGGATTTTTGTGAGGACACTTTCCTGACAGAAGTGGATGCTCTGGACGTCAGCGTTCTCCAAGGGTTCGATGAACTTCAAGTTCGGTCAAATCTACAACTTATTCGCGATGTTCTCAGTGGATCGGCGCAATATGATCACATTCAACCTCTTCTTCGCAGGCTGGAAGCAGTAAAAGAAGACTTAAAAAAAGTGATCTTAGTAGACGACGCGCATGAAGAAACCACCAAACCTCTGAAAGTAATCTCTCTTAGAGAAGTGAAGCAGGAGGTGAAAAAAATAATCCCTATATTAGTCGCGAAACGATATTTCGAGCACCATAAAGAAACAAGCACCTCGCCTCCATCTTCAACCGTTCACTTAGTAATTGATGAAGCGCACAATATTCTTTCCACTCAGTCATCAAGAGAAGCGGAGAGTTGGAAAGACTATCGGTTGGAACTATTCGAGGAGATCATCAAAGAAGGTAGAAAATTTGGTGTTTTTCTTACACTTGCGAGTCAAAGACCATCTGACATATCCTCAACGATCGTTTCTCAGATACACAATTATTTCATTCATAGACTCGTTAATGATCGTGATCTAGCGCTATTGGACAACTCCATATCAACGCTTGATTCCGTCTCGAAATCTCAAATTCCTTCCTTACCCAAAGGTGCATGTGTGGTCACGGGAACTACGTTTGACATCCCCATGCTGCTACAGATCGATAGACTTGATCTAGAAAGAGAGCCTGACAGTAAAGACGTTGATTTGAACAAGCTTTGGGACGATGGAGACATTTTAGCATAGGGTAATCGGGCTTGCCACCTTGCCTCGCAAACGATTGAAACGTTACATTGAGCTAGACATTAAGGAACTCATCTCTTGCGAAACAGAGTAGCTCTGGCAAATTGTGCTTAGTTACAAACATCTAAACATTCTCGAATTGTTCCGACATATTTCGACTTGAATCTAAACAATTAAACTCACCAAATCAGCTACATACCTAGTCTTGCAAATCCGTGTACACCGGTTCGATTCCGGTACTCGCCTCCAATATAATCAATGGGTTACGCATTTCTCTGCTCATTGGGTATCACCTCTAGTATCAGTTTCACGTTCTGTGCCTGTTCTGTTCGGGGTCATTTGCGCTTTGCTACCGCCTGCCGCGCCCGCATGATTTGCCGCGCCTCCCCGGCATATTTGATGATCATCTCTTTAGATGTGTGGCCGCTGTAGCTGGCGATTTCATCGTCCGTGCAGCTCGCCCACGCCAATTCCATGACGCCGCGATACCGCAAGGCGTGTTGGTCATGGGCCATCAGGCCCAACCGCTTACGCTCGCGCACCATCACACGCGCCATCGCGTGATAGTCCATTTTGGAACCGTTAGCGCGCGTCAGGATGTGGCGCGATGGGTGGGGCGCTACGCCTAGATCATCTTTCGCGCCGTCCAGTGCCGCCTTGAGTGCAATCGTGCATGGCAGTGACAGGACCGTATCTGTCTTATTCTGGCGCAGTTTAAGAGTATCGCCGTCATAGTCGCCCCATTGAAAATCAACCCAGTCGCCGGGGCGTTGTACACTCCCAACACCAATCTCAAAAATCAGGCGGGGCAATGGCTCACCCTCTTCCCGCATCTTTTCAACTGCCCAATCGGTCCACGGCAAGTGTGGCTTCTTACGACTTTCTGGAACTTTGAGCTGTTCTATTTCGGTTGCGGGATTGTCATCACGCCAACGCTTTCGGATCGCCAACTTGCACAACATGCTGATCGCTGTGGGAAGGTAAATGGCAAACCTGACCCGATGGCGATTTTGGTCCATCGCCTCGTAAATATCGGCTTGGGTTAGCCGCGACACATCCATGTGACCGATTTTTTCAGTCAGATATTCGAAGGCATTTTCAAGGTCACCTCGGTAGCGCGGGGAAAACCCGGCCCACTTGTCTGTTTCTTGCATTGCGTCGATAAGCGCAGCCCACGACGTCTTCACGTTCGCTTTTTTGCCACTCAAAATTTCCCAGTATTGGCGGTCAAATTCAGCCGTACCCTCTTCGGCAGTAATACGTCCCAGATAAATCATCTTGCCATTGACGATCTTGCGCACATAGCAACGGCCAGACGGATGCCGCCAAAGGTATTTCTTGCGTCGACCTACCACTGAATTTGATCCCATAGCTCTGTCACATCCCCCGCTGAAATTCGTTTGAGGACCTCAGTATCCCAACGAACTACGCCAGGCGCAATTTCATGCCCCGGCGGTAGGTGACCTTCATCAACCAAAGCCTTAAACTCGTTCGTGCGCAAATCGAGCAATCGCGCGGCTGTTGTCTCGCTGGCCATGATGGGTGTGTGCCGCGTCATTTGTCAGCCCCCATTTCTTGGCCTGCTCTGCATCGCGCTGGCTTTTGCGCTTTGACCGTGAATTGAGAGACATACTTCTCCCAAGCACCGCTCGGAATCTTTGGGTTCCGTTGCCCCGGCGCGGTGAAGATATGGTCCAGCATGTCTTCGCGGATCAGATATCGGATGTTGGTCACGGGCAGACCTACGCGCTCAGCCAGTTCCTTTGGTGTTTCGAGAGGTTTGGTCACGGCTCACCTTTCCATTGGATTTCAGTTAAAAACACTGCAAGAGTGAACAGGATCGCCCAAACCACTCCAAAAGTGCACATATGGGTGAATAATTAACTCATAGGTGCATCGTGTCAACAGACTTGAGCGGCATTGGCCTTCGTTTGCGAGAAATTCGCAAAATAAACGATATTACTCAGCCCGTTATGGCTGCGGCCATCGATGTGTCTGACCGCGCGTATAAGAACTATGAACAGGAAAAACGGGATCTGCCCGCTCTTACAGCTCTGAACATCAGCGAGGCATTCAGAGTGAATCTTGACTGGCTGTTGGCGGGGCGCGGCAAGATCCACAAAAGTGACGACCCCGAGCTGGCTGAGGCAAGTGCGATCGCTGTCTTGTCCGAGGCTGACAGGCGCGGAACAGACCTGCCTACCGCCAAGCTCGGCAAAATCATCGGGTTTGTCGCCGCGCAGGCCGCACAGACAGGCGAAAGCCCCGCGCAGGTCGCCAGCCACTACTTCGAAACCCTTTAATCAGGAGACGAACATGACCGACACATATCAGCCGCTGGAATCCTCAAAGTCAGACTTGGACCCCTGCGACCAAGAAATACTCACCTTTGCGCGGCAAGTCGGCATATCAGGCGCATTCTTGTTTTTTGGCGGTTTGATAGCTCTGATCGCAACATCAGGCCAAACAACTTGGGACATCGCACGCTCCCTTTACGTTGTCATGGTTGTTCTTGGCCCTATCGGCATTGTCGTAGCGCAAAGACTCCTGCGCATATTGATGAAGCATCGGCGCAAAGAGCTTTCCATTTTTGATAGTCATTAAGGCACAATGGCGGATCGCGGACCTTTGCCGTAGACCTCAAGCACAACCGGACCGACTGACACTCGCCCAAGTCTAACTCGGCAAAAATCCAAGCTCGAACACCCTTGGACGCAGCTTTGTGGTTAAATCCGCGTAGGCTGCCTTGAATGGATCGAAGTCGGTCAATTCGGTATCGCTATAGGCTTCAAGCGCGCGGCGGACCTGATACCAGCCCGCATCCGGGCGGCCCAGTTTGAATTCCAGTCTGATTTTTTTGGGGAAGCTGATGGCGTGGAAGCGCTGGAACAGCTTGCGGCCTTCATCGAGGACGGCCTGCGCTTCGGGCGAGAAGGTCATGCCGGCCATGTAGCGCACCATGAAATCGCTTTCAAACCGCGCCCTTACCCCCAGTTCACCTTCGGTAAACGGGATAAAGTGATTAGTGAGCGACCAGTCCCGATCATCCCAACGCAGCCCGTCGGCCCCGGCGGTAAGGTTCTTTCCGGCGAACAGCATCCAAATTAAGCAGTCTGATTTGAAAATGTCGGAAAGTGGCTGCAAGGGTTGCAGGAACTGGTCACTGTGGTTTTGCCAAGTGTGGCGAACGAGAAGTCGGACGGAAAAGACGACCGCAGCATCGGCTATATTCTCGGGCAAGAGAAACAGACCGCCTCCATTCCTCCCAGTGAAAATTGATGAGGTTATCAACGTTCCCTGACCCGCGTTCTGCATGTCATTGTTGCTGGCGAACAAGTGACCAATCGCGCCATTAGATGTCCGCTTGACACGCGGATTGCGAGATGGCGTCAGAGCATTGGACAGCGGTATAGTGACCTCGCCTTTAGCAGGAGGCGCAACTATCCATGCGTTCAGTAACGTCGACTTAGGACGAACTGAGTAGGTTTTTTCGCTGATCAAGGCACCGTGACGATCAAGCGCGTTCACTGTGATTTCGCTCACGGGCGCTTTGGAGCTATGATCCCAAATCAAAAATCCGATAGGGAAATTGCCTTCTAGGCTGTCAAACGCCCGACTATGAACCACAAAGCCATCGAGATACTTCGGCTGCCAAATCTTCCGGAATGCTTCGAAGTTTGGCGCGTTTACATACTTTAGGGTGCTGAACATCGCCAAAGTCGAATGTGGCAATTCATTTCGAATGCGGACTAGGAATTGCACGAACAATTCCTTGCTGGCATAACCAAGGTTCATCTCGCGCATCCATCCGTTAATGCGCGTTTTTTCGATACCGATCTTGTTTTCGTCGCCTTTGGTGATCCCTGATCCGCTTTCCCCATAAGGCGGATTGATCAGCACCAAGATCGGCTTGGCGCCCTTCTTGCGCTCACGCGCATCGGCAATCGCCTGTCTTAGCCCCTGCGGTAGCTTGCCGGACAGGTCGTAATCAATCTGCCCAAAATCATCTACGTCGTCATTCAAATAATCATACTGGAAAATCTCTGCCCCTGCGAAGGCGGGGTTGCTGCGCATGATCGTCACGTCCTCGGTGTCCAGCGTGGACATGTAGACATTGCGCAGGTTGGAGTGCTTGGCCTCAAGATTGCCAACACCCGCGCACATATCCCAGACGATATATTTTTTCTGCCAGTTCGCGCCTAGCGTGGCTTTCAATTGATCATAGGCTTTGTCGACGATGTGCAGCGGGGTGTAGAACGCGCCCTTGAACTTCTGTTCGTCCATCGGCAGCAGGCTCTCGCGCCGCGCCAGCAGATAGTTCCGATATTCCTTTTCAGGCGGGCGGTGGTAGATGTTCCAGAAGTTGCGATAGCCGCGTTCGCTGGCAAGTTCGTATTGCTCGGCCCCAATGATGAACACAGGCTTATTGCCGCTAAACAAAAGGCGGGCGGGTAGGTTGCGCATCGCTTCATCGCGCCCGTCATGCATGATGTCAGCAAAGAACAAGACTGCATAATCCGCCTCGTTCTCTACACCAAGCTCAACGCCAACCATCGCGACCCATTTGTCGAACACCTGCCGCAGGTTGTCAGGCGTGATCGGTGTGCGGATGATCCGGCCCTCGCTGACCGCGTCCTTCGTCGCTTTAATGAACTCAGCCTCGTAATCCTTGATTTCGTAGAGAACGAAGTGGGTTTCAATCGTGGGCGCAATTTTGGCTGCTAACACTTTGTCTGCCGCAGAACCGGATTTAGGCCAGACGATTGTCTTGTCGGCCAGCAGCGGCAGCGCATGCTCGGTTGCCATCAATGCCGCCTTTTCGCGGTCCATCACGCACAGAAAGCCGGGGATGGGTTCGCCCCGTTTTCGTGCGGCGCGAACGTAGACGAGCAATTGTGCGAACATCAGCAGGGGTGGGGTTGGGGCCTCTTTGGCCTCAAACCAGATTTCTAGGGTCTGGATATCGACAAGGCCCTTGTTCACCCCTTTAAGGCCAAGCGCTGCGATGTAGGCGTCCTTGACGTCTTCCTCGGTTTTTGCGCGGGTAAGGGCTGTGTGCAGGCTCATATAATTAGTTCCACTTAACGGGCTGTTTCTTCAAAGTTTTTAATGCGCTTAAAGCTATCAGGCTAGCTGTAAGTCCCAATGGCTGGCCTCCATGACCTTATTCATTTTTGTGGGGTGGTTGCATAGTAAAAACCAAGGTCCGCAAATGGGCTTGGCCAGAAAAATTCTGGTTGAGCGGGATTCTACGCCCGAAATTCTGTGTCTGGGACCATTGAAAGCGCCATCCCCTCGCGCTGTTTCAACCGTGACACCATCGCCAGCAGATTATCTGCGCGCGGGTTTCCCTTAGCGCTGAGCATCCGCATCAGGCTCTTGGGGTCTTTATCCATGTCTTGCGCCAAGGCCTCGAACCCCACCGTGGCGTTCACGTAGTCGCGCAGCAGCACCTTGCCGGTGTCCAGATCATCGCTGAGCATCGCTTCGATTGCTTCGCGGAACAAGCCCGCACGAAACTCAGGGTCGCACTCGGCGCGCGCTTTGATCGTTTCTTTGAAGTCTTTCGTCAGTGGCATGTCAGTCGCCTTTCTCTTTGCGGGCCTTGTAGTCGTCCCAATATGCTTTGGCCTGCTCGATGTCTTTCGACTGGCGTTTCTTCGTGCCACCGCAGAGCAAGATCACAAGTGTGTCGCCATCTTTGCCAAAATAGACGCGATAACCAGGGCCGAAAGTGATGCGCCGCTCTGACACGCCTTGGCCAACTGGTTTTACATCGCCCAGATTGCCCGTCTCGATCCGCGCTAGCGCCGTGCGCACCTTCAATGCCGCCGCCGTATCCAGACCATTGAACCAATCTTCAAACGGCGTTTTACCCGCCTCGGTGACATAAACAACGAGCTTATTCATCGTAATGGTTGGTGACGCATATGTTACCAAATGTCAATCGAATTCCTTTCTTCAGCTCTGCTAAGTGTCGTTCTCACGCGCACTGTATGGCTCTGACGGTCCTGGGAACTAACCGGGCTAAATTGAGGCATTCAATGCCACTTAGTATACACCGCCGCCTGTAGGGGAGAAGTCCTGGGCTGATGCTTTGGGGTTTCCGTAGTGCGGAAAAATGCCAGAGCGCACATTATCAGTTTCCTGCCCCGCAACTAATGTCAGCTGTCTAGAAAGGGGTAAACTAGCCAAAACTTCTCGCACGCCGATGCGGCCCTTTGAGCCAAGTCTAATCGATGTTCCTTAGCGATTGGAACTTGTGGAAACTAGTGGCACGCAACAGGCAATTTCATTCGACATTTGCTTCACCCAAACCAATCAACGGGAGCTTTCGACCCAAATTGCTTCTTGTAAAAACCCTCAGCTTCGAAGGCTAGGTTGAGGGACTTCACCTGAACTCTATCGTCCATTATCAAATGAAGCTGGTTTTCATAACTTCGTGACCTCGAAAAAGTTGCAATGTTTACTGGCTCCCCATCGAATTGGACCAGGGAGCCGTCGCCTTTTACTACTACCACAGCTTCGTCAAACTCGATAATGACCCCAAACAGTGCCGATCTGACAGATACAATTTCACTCGTGCAGCCTGGCAGCTCGATGTCTCCTAGTAGGGGTCTTTTCCCCGAATTTAGAAAACGAAATGCACTTAGTGTGTTCCCAGACACCTTATATATTTTATCGTGCGAGCCCCAAGAAAGCGTCTGAACCGATTCAGAGCTATCATCTTCGATCCCATCGGTCAGAACTGTACTGCCAGAAAACTCAATCTTCTCGATTTCAGCGCCCTCTACGTCATTGAACGCGTTTTCCGCCTTTTCTAGTTCAAACGTTTCACCAGTTCGTTTGAAATTCGCTAAATAACTCCCCCCTCGGTAGGAGGTGGCCGAGATATTTTGATACATCCAGTCACATGCGTCACAACTCGCACCGCTAAGCTCGTAACCTTCACTTTCAGCAGGCTTAAAACCTTGCTCGAGATGAAGATCTAACTGGCGCAGGCCGGCGTCACCAGCTGCGCATGCTATTTTGCCATACGCAGCTGCAATTTGTCGTGTCGCAATCGAAGAAATTCTCTTCAATGAGTGTTCGCCAGGTTGTTCGGAGTTCACATACTCAACGTGAACGCCATTCTGAGATGACATTATCATTCTATCATAGTGCATATTCATTGATGTGCTTGGAAACGCATCTGAAATATCAGACTCCACAAGCAAATACTTCGCCAACTGCTTAGGAGAAACAACGAAATCCAGAGTGGCTATGTCTTCGAAGCTTTTGGTGACAACTTGCCGGGACAAAGCTCCGTTCTTGATTGCGTTACTTGCTCGAAAAGAAAATCGCAGCGAGGGTCGTGCTGCTTCTTCGACTGCTGTTTCTAAATCGGATATAAGGGCATCCCAGTCATACACGGCCCAATCGCCCTCTGGAGTTAGGGCGTGGAGCTTACCCTTGTACAGAAGGGTGTCCCACCAGGACCCCTCCAAGGAGATGTTTAGATCGCGCATCTTTGCCCCTTGGTTATCTTTCTCATCTTGGCCAGTTTCAGGAAGCCCTCTTTCACCCAAGACTGCAAAATATCTCCAGTAGGTCTTTGATTGTCGATCCTGTAGTCACATGGATATCCATGCCACTGTTCCATGGCGTGGTTGTCAAATTTGGCCAAGAAGACATCACCTGCATCCCGATCACGCCCAAGGTAGGCAATTTCTTCCGCTACAAGGTGTATACCCCAAGCGCACTTTCCATTTGTCCAATTCGCTGCACAAGAATTCTCGAAGGACAAAGCCTCGTCTGTCTTTGAAATAGTCCACTGGGACTTACCAAGATTTCCGTCGCGGTGTTTTTCAGAATGCTGGTAAAGGACTTGCTTCTCGCCGCCAGATACGGGGCATTGGAAGGTCACTACTGTCTCAAACAATTTCGAACCCCTGATCTTAGATGGCCTCGATGACGTCGGTCAATACCGAACTCAATTCACGGATTCATTCAGAAAACTTAATCAACGTCGAAATCGGGCTAACCTTGTCCTCTGTAAACCATTGGTTGCGCCAAGGTTCAAGGCAACATCCACCACGGTAAGCAACCGGTGCAAGCCAAGTTGATAAACGCGCGTAACCAACGGGCAAAATAAGATAAAATTGCATACATCAGAATTTCAATTGCGGTACTTGCCAGTCCTTCAATGCGTCATCCCCTGGTCCATATCGACCTCGCGCGCTTTTAGCTCTGTCTCAGCCTCTCTTCGGCGTCCTTCGCTAAGCTCAAGCTCGTGCTCAGTTGTTCGTCGAGCATCCTGTAACTCGCTTCCTCGTTCAACAATCCACGCAATGCTTTCAGTGACACGGCTTGCGAACGCACCAGCAGCGTCACGCATTGCGCTATACCATCCAACTGGTTCTGCATCCTGCTCGTCGAGCGTGCCTCTAACCCGCTCAATTCCTTTGCTGAGACCTCGCAGGCCGTTACCAACCGCTCGACGCAGGCGAGCAAGTCGCGTTCCAAGGCTGTCAGGGGTGTCGTCATCTAGTTCTCCTCGATCTTGATGCAGGTCACTGATCTGCCGCCCAGCGTGCAGGTCCTGAAGCGCGTTTTCGTCGGGTCCAACACCAGCCATGTCGCGTCCTCCCTGTCGATCCGCGTCAGGCCCAAGTCCTTCATCTCTGAGCTCTCCAGCATCAGCGTCCAGAGCAAGCTCGCGCCCATCATCGAGACGATCCCCACCAAGAGTGTCCCCGTGATCAGCCAGGGCGAGATCGTCAGCCAGCTCTTGTTCTGTCGCAGAAAGGTGCGGGTATCGCTCTCGATTGTACGATGCGCGATGGTCGCAATTTTGCTCAAATCGGTCCTGAAGTTCTCGAGCTGGGATGCCATCGAGGCGGCGTAATCCTGCCGGATCGTGTCCAGTTCCGCGTTCAGCTTCTCGCTCAGCCGGGTCGGTTTGCCAGTTTTCATGGAATATCTCTCCTTTCAAACGCCAGCGCTCGCCGGTGTCGGGGTCTTGGGCGGTTAGGTAGGCTTTGCCCGCACGCGGGATGTCAAAGCCAGCATTGGTCAGGCCGTCGAGCATGCTGGCGCGGTCAGTGATCAGACCGACGCTAACCTGATCCAAAATCCACGCATGCAGCTCGTCACGGCCTTGGGCGCGGGTTGGGGTCTCGATGGTGTCGCGGACCTCTTGGGTGCGCTCCAACTCCATCGGATCGGCCCAGCCGTGGCGCTGGTTCATCACGTCGCGCAGGCTGTCGAAGGCCTTCTCATAGCCGGGCGGCGCGATGTTCAGGCTGCGGCCCGAGGTCAGCTCCAAGCGCGGCGTGCAGAAATGAAGCTCGACGCGGTCTTCGTGGGTATGTCGGACCCAGAGCACCTCATATAGCGTCGGGTCCAGCCCCGCGAAGGCCAGACGCTCGAACCCGTCCATGACCTCCACTTGCTGTTCCTCGGTCGGAGCGTCGGTGTCGGCAAAGCTGATCACGCCCGCGCGGTAGGTCCATTGGTGGCGGCTGGCGTCGATCAGGGCTTCAGTGCGGTCGGGATTGCCGCGCATGACCTCGGGCAAAGGTTCGCGGGTCACAGTGATCGGCTGGCCGTCAGCATCGCGGATCAGGTCGCGGTTGTCGTCGTAGGCGAGCACCTTGTCCGCGACGAGGTAGCCGATCGGACCCGCACCCGCGCTTTTGCCGTTGCGGAAGAACTTGATCAGCATCGGCGGGCGGCCTCGACGATCTGGGCAAGCTGGCGTTCGATGGTCAGCAGGCGGCGGGCAACGGTGAGCGCGTCGAGGTCGGCACGGCCTGTCAGCATCGCGCGGTTCAGCCAGCGGGCGATCTGGTTGAGGTTACCGCCAATGCGGCCGACGGCCAGCACAAGCGCCGGATCAACGCGGGGGATGGGCTTGCGGCGGCGGGCCTCGGTCAGGCCAAGCGCCTCGCGCAGCAAGGTCGCAGCGGGCAAGCCAGCGGCCTCGGCTTTGGCGCGCAACTGGGCTTTCTCTGCGGCGGTACAACGGAAGACGAACGTCTCGGTCAGCGGCTCTTTGGTGCGGGCTTTTCCCGCGCCGGTGGGGTTCGAAGGGGAGGCTTGCCGCCCCTCGCAAGGTCCCGTGTCAGCAGCGCCAGCGTATGACATGGGTCGCCTTGCTGTTTGCTCTTCGGTGGGATCGGTAGCGGTCTTGATCTAAGGCCTGCGGCTTGGATTTGGGCCTGCGTCACCAGCTTCGACGCCAGCAATGCCGTCACTTGCGGGGTCGTGATGTGTTTGCACATCGGGCTGCGATCACTGATCCAGCAGGCCAGTCGCGCATGGTGATCGGCCTTCAGCGTTGCCACCTTTTCCCGGTCTTCCGCCTGCTTCTCAACATAGGCCTGCCAGCGCCGAGACTGAAACCAATTGTCGGAAAAGCAAACTTTGGAGCGGGTGAATCCTGCGCTGTCGTTGGCGTAGGCTTGGACAGCTTGGAGCAAGTCCTCCGGCCTGATCCCTTCCTTTTTGGCCTCTTCGATCTGGGCAATGCAGGCCGCTTTGCCACGTAGCCGGTCGAGCGGATAGGCCGCTAAAATCTTCTCAGCTTCTTCATCCACCGCCGCCTCGCGCTTGCGCGTAGGTGGTTCTTTCTTAGGTTCAATGGTGAGGTTCGTGTCCCGATTTGAGACTACCCCCGTCTCACCCTTGAGACTTTTCCCCCGCGTTTTTGAGACGTTTCCCCCCGTCTCATTTTGAGACGAAACCCCACTGGGGCCGCTGTCCCCAATCTTTGGACGCGAGCTGGGGCCAAGGGTGATATCAAGGTGCAATTCATATTGATTAGAACCGCGCCCGCCATCACCGTCACCACGGGCATGGCGAGTGACAAGGCCGCATTCCTCCAACGTCGTCATGTGCCGAAACAGCGTTGCGCGTCCCATCTCGCATTCGTCCGCTAACCGCTGGGCGCTTGGGTTGCATTGGTCCGTTTCTTTGTTGTGAAAATCCGCCAGTTGGATCAGCACAATCTTGGCAGCGGGCTTCAACCCTTTGACGTTCGCGGCCCAGATCAATGCCATGCCGCTCAT